CAGGAAACACTGGCTGCGTTCATCAACGAGAACGTGAACAACGCGTTGGTGGCACCATTCACACCGCCCGGTGGCTTGCCTGAGCGACCTGCGGTCACGCCGAAGGGCACCCTGCGTATGCGCTACGACCCGGAAACCCGGGAGCTGGCCATATCTGTGGCGGAGTTCCGCAGGTTCTTTGCCATGCGGCAGGTGGACGTGAAGGACAGCATCGTGCGTCTGAACCAAGCTCGGTACATGAAGCATGATGGCAAGTCCCACCCGACACGTTTGGGTGCTGGCGCCGTTGGCGGGCTGAGCGGTATCGCCATCCGATGCTACGTGTTTGACGGAGACGCAATTGGCATCGACGAGACGGCGTTCGCTACCCCCGCCGTCTGAGGACGTGAGGCTGTTCACCCTTCACGGGGTGGACTACTTCATTCTGTGGGACTACCTGTCCATCGGGGCGTCCTTCTTCCTGCCAACCACGGCAACCAAGAAGCAAGCGTTCGAGGCACTGCAGCCGTACGCCCGGTATCTGGGAATACAGCTGCAGGTGCGCAACCGCTGTGAGTACGGACGCTACGGCGTCCGCGTCTGGCGAGTCTACTGACGGATCGCTGTCTTTGCTTCGCGCAGCCAGCCAGTAAGTCCGATCTCCAGCTCCCGAATTTCTTTGAGGGACGCTTCGCGTTCTTCCTTGGACATTTCGCGGGCACCGTCCGGGCTGTTCAGATACTTCCGATATGCCCGAGTGCGTTCCAACTGCTCCAGTGTGGAGTTGACTGCGGATTCCATCATCAGCTCATCAGCGTGTGATTCAGCGTAGCTCGCGGCCTTGTCCATATCGGTCTTCATCAGCTCACGCAGCGTGGTGTTGGCACGACCAACCTTCTCGCGCTCTTCGTAGAACTCAGTCATGCGGCGGGTGCCCACTGGGTCGTACATGTAGTTGGAGATCAGTGCGTACTTGTGCAGCGGGCGGTCGACTCGCGTTGGGTTCAGCAGAGAGTCGGTCACAGCAACCAGCAGGCCAGCAGATGAGCCGAAGTATCCGTTCAGTGCGTTGTCGATCATGATGGGGGAAATCTTGTCCACCCCGACCACGTCTCGGCTGAACTCAGAGATGGCGATGGCCAACTCGGATGTGTTCGACGCACGGCGCAGGCTTGGGTCCTGCTGCTTCTGATAGATGCCCTCCAGCTCACGCCCAGTGAAGAACGAGTAGTTGGTCCATGCCTCAAGCAGGGGTTTGACGCCCTGCGGCACAGGCACCGTACGGCCGACGTATTGCTCCATGATGTAGGTCAGGGCAGTACGAGTTGCTTCCCATGCGGTCTGCTCCTCGGGTGTGCCTTGGCGGCGCATGTATTCCACCACGCGCTCGGGGATCACCTTGAACAGTGCGCCCAGTTCACCCGGCACAGGGATTTTGTACCCGCCCGGCAGAATCCAGTTACCGTCGCGGGTGCGCAGGTCCATCTCTTGGTAGTCTTCGTCGTCGCCCGCACCCAGCGCGTACAGGGAGCTCAGTGTCATGGCAATGGCAGCCCGGCTCCAGAACATGCGGCGAGCCTGCGCCCGGCCCACGGAGGAACTGGAATCTTTGCCGGAAGCTGCGCGATACAGCACGTCCATACCTTGGATGTACGCGTTGAAGAACGGAATGGTTGTAACCATCGCACCCACAAAGTCGGATGCGCCACGGCGGCGGAAGTTGATGAACTCTCGGGCCCGGGTCTGTGCCAGCAGCTCGTCGCCTTGCGACTCCTTCATGGTCTGGTCGAAGATGGCCTTACGCACAGCCAAGTCAGACGCGCGGGTGATGCCATCCAGTCGGTGCAACAGGGTCTCGAACTTGCCGCGAGGTTTGTATCCCAAGTCCTTGAGCACGGACGTTGCAGGTTTGCCCTGCTGGAAGTCGTACTCGCCGGTCAGGCCCAGTGCACCAAACTGCTTGACTGTCGGGTGCTGGATGCCGCGCAGCTCGGCCAGTGCCAGCCCACCAAAGTTGGAGAGCGTCATGCGCAGCAGTGCGCCGGGGTTCTTCACACCGGAAGTCATGATGGCGCGCTGCACGTCGTCCGTTACCTGCTTGAGGGCAAACGGCGGCAACACGGTCACGGCTTTACGCAGCACGTTGGACGCTTGGCCCAGCACCTGCAGCCACTTAGCCTTGGGTGGGTTCAAGTCCTTGAACGCCAGCACGTCGTATTTCGATGGCACTTCCCAGTACATCATCTCACCCTTGACGTACATGCCCACCACATTGTCTTTGCCCTGTGGGCTGCGGCCGAGGAACGTGGCGTGCCCTGCGTCCTCCAGACTGCGCAAGGTTTGCACGGTGCCGTCTGTCTTGAGCGTCTGCCCAACCATCCACCCGAGGGTGTTCAAGTAGTTGTCAAACACGTTGCCAACGGGGCGATTGATCGAACCCACGAGTTCTGGCAGCTTGCCGACTTGGGCCAGACCCTTGTTGCTGATCTTCTTGATCTTGGAGAAGCTGGTGGCAAAGTCTTCGATGCGATCGAACGGCACATACCCTGCGGCGTCTTTCCACAACTGACCCTGCTCGGCGGACAGTCGACCGACCGCGACCATGTTGTCCACCATTGCCAGACGGGCTTCGTCCATGGCTTTGCTCATGGCCTGCAGGTCCGGGTCTGCCTTGTACTCGCGCACCAGTTGGTCGATCTCGTTGTCCTTCAGGTGCAGCAGGAAGCCCGCGCCGTCGTTCTTGTTGGCCGTCCGCATGGCGTCCAAACGCACGCCTTCCAGAATACGGCTGGCGATCTGCGTGCCGCGCTCACGGGAGTAGCCGTTCTTGGCGGCCCACTTGTCGATCAGTGCGTAGACTTCCACGGGGGGTCGCACTTTGGGGTCAGCTTTGACTTTCCACAAACCGGTTGCAGGCTCCTTGGCGATACCGCCCACCTGCAGGTACTCCAGCAGCATCTTGGAATAGTCCTGCGCCTGACGGTACAGACCCATCGGGTTGAACTTGCCCAGCTTGTCCTTCACGGCACCGTCAAACTGCTCACGCAGGCGATGCTCGATCGTGGCAGCAGAGTCTGCAACCTGCGTACGGAATTTGACCGCGTAGCCCGGGTCCTCTTGGGTTTTAAACCCGTCGATGACTTTGCGCAGCATGGGCTTTTCTTGCGTCTCCATCGGGCCCATAGAGTCGATCAACGCTTCGGTGCTAGGGGCTACGGAGAACTGCTGCTTGACCTCAGCGGTTTCATCTACGCCGGTCTTGGACTCTTGGAAGATGGCGGCGGTGGCGATGTCAGCGATCTGCTGTGGTGTCAGGTCGTTGACGCCAAATGACGTGCCCAGTACCCGATTGATGTTGGTCGTGATGGAGGTCTTGATCTGATCCCACATGACACGCAACGGGCCGCGTTTGGGCAACTGCCCATCAGCCTCGGCGTACGCTACGCCCTCAACAAAATACGCCACCAGCTCGTCGCGGGCCACCTCGGCTCCGCGTGCGCGATCTTCCGCAGGGATGCGGTCGTACGCGGTAGCGGCCAACCGGCGCTCCAAAGACCCCTTAGGTGCGTCCAACATGGCGACAACACGGTCGATCACAGCGTCGTATTGCTTCTGCCCAAGCAGCTTCTGCATACCCATGTGGGCACCAACTTCGTGCAGCAGCATGGCAACCGACTGGCCCTTTTGGACACCGCGTGCATACAGAGTAGCCCGCTTGCCGTCGTACAAACCACCTTGGGTGCCGTCGCCTTCTTCCAGCTTCAGCTTTCCAGTGCTGCGCATCTTCCGCACGGCATCTCCCAGCTTACCCGGCAGGGTCTGAATTTCTTGCTCCAGATCAGTTACGGTCTGGCCAGTGCCGCGCGGGGCTGCGTACCGCGTGCCTTTCACCGTGCGTTTGCCGCTGGTCGGCTCCACGCGTGTGTGGAAAGACGGTCCGCTAAAGTCAAATGGAGACTTGGGCTTTGTGGGCTCGGCAGCAGGCTGCTCGGCACCGGCGGCCCCAGCTACTACCGACTCAGCTTGCGGCTCTGCGGAGCTTGCCAACAGGGCGGCGTCTTGTTCGAGCCGTTGTGCTGCGGCTTCGGGGATGGTCGTTTGACTGGCGGGGACGATGGTGGCGTTTGCTCCCGTACCTACTGCAGTCGGCTCTCCGCTTTGAGCTTCAGCTCCCGACACAGCAGGCTGTCCAGCAGGTACCAATCCGAGTCCGTCAGGTGCGACAGGTGCTCCGGCGGTGGTGGGTAGTCCTCCTGCGGGTTCAGCAGGCTCGGCGACGGCAGGCTCACTAGGAACTCCCAAGCTTGGCTCACTTGTTCCGGGCTCATCTCGCTGCTCAACTGCAGGCGTCGGGGTAGGGGTCGGTTCGACACGGGGTGCCTCCTTAAATGGGGCTGACTGCGGAGCCAGCAGTTCACGCAAAATCTTGGCGCGTTTACCCTTGCCGTCCAGCAGCGTTGGGTCTTTGTCGACGAGGGCTTGCACCTCGCTCTGGGTCTTGCCAACCACATTCTGCTCGAACCAGCCTTTGGTTGTAGATGGGGCAATGCCCGTATCCATCACGTTCTGCAGGGTGAATGGCGCAGCCGCCTCGCCACCGCGCAGTGGCAGTTTGAATTGGTACGGCCCCGTGCGGGCGTATGGTGGCACCGGGGTAGGTGCGCCGGGAGTGACGGGCTCCACTGCGGTTGGGACCGGGAGGGCTCCGCCGCCTTCTTCAGGGAACAGCTCGGATTGTGTTCGGGCCTTGACCGCATCGGGCTGAGTCAGCAGGTCAGGCGCATTGGCCAACGCGGGGAATTTCTGGCGAGCCTTGGCGTCGTCTGCCGCAGCAGCCGCTTGCGCTTCTTTCGCAGCGCGGATGCTTTCAATGTCGCTCTGGGTGTAGAGCGCCATCTGTTCGGTCAGCTCGGCTACACGGGCTTTGACTTCAGGGGTTTGCGGCTGCTGCTTGAGGCGTTCGCGCTCTTGCGCCAGCTCTGGGTACCCGCGCTGGAAATCCAACCCCAAGTCCTGCTGCCCCTCGGTTTTTGTCAGCTGCTGCGTAATGGCGTCGATTCGAGCCTGTGTCTCTGGCGTAGGTGCTTCGGCGCGCAGTGCATCCCGTTCAGCCATCAACTCTGGCATTGTGGCAGCAGGTGCTTCTCTCGCGGCGACGGGCTTGCCCATCTCCTCGGGTGTGAACATGGTGCCTTGAGTGCCGGGTGCTGCATCGACGGGCAGTTGGGCTCCGGGCTGCGCCGGTGGTGTTTCGCCGGGTGTTGTCTTCGCTCCCCGGGCGCGACGGCCGAGGGCCAAGTCCATCAGGCCCTGCACAAGCGCGCCGGTGGCACCACCATACGCGGCTTGCTCACCCAGACCATCAATCAGTTCTTGCTCGGGTTTGTACACACCCTTGGCAATGAGGTTTTGCGCGAATCCTGATGCAGCTTCTTGGGCCGCCTCTTCGCCGCCCGCGATCAGTGCACGCTTGACAGCCTCGACCCCCGCAGCTTTAGACGCCGTTGGGATGCGGGACAAGATGCGGACCGGGGCGAACGCTTCCAGCGCGCCGGGTACCATACCCAAGGCAGTCGCCTTACTGCGTTGTTCATCAGTTGCCCCAGCCTCCTCCGCGCGCGTGCGGGCTTCACCGGCACCGGCTCCGACACCCATACCGACTGCCGCTGCGCGGCCAGCCCAGCCAAACGGGCCGGTCAACAAGAATGGGGCTGTGGAGCCGACGGCTTCGCCCAACTTTCGAGATATGGCGTCTTCGTACCCGGCGTTTGCAGCAAACGGCTCTTTGGCAGCAGTGGCCACCGACTTGATCTTTTCCCGAGCGGATTTCTCCATGTCCTCGGGGAGCAGCGCGGACGCGCCAGTGGCGGCACTTTCCACCAAATTAACCGCGCCGGGGACGAGACCCTTGAACGCTTCCTTGACATGCCCGAGTGCTGTGGTTTCTGGGGGCTTCGCTCCAGCGTCCGGGTTTTGCGCCAGTACGGCTTGTGCCACCTCCGCATCACTTGCCCCCGGTGGGCCCTCAATCTGGTAGGTTCGTCCGTTGGGTGCTGTGATGCGGTAGAGTGGCATGGTGCGCTATGGGTTTACGACTTGGGCTTTACCCCAGCCGGCGTTACTGGTTCCGCCGGGGCTTCCTGCGCCGGGGGCTGACGCCATTGTACGACCCTCTGCCGCTGCCATCAACCGGGCAGTTTCCGCTTGAATCATCTGCTGCATATACGACGGGTCTTTAGCGGCCTTCATCTGCATGGCCATGTTGGCTTTGAGCGTCGCGTTGACGTTGTCCATCGCCTTGTCCGCGATCGAAGCTCGGTCCTTGGCAGTGAGTTCTCCACGCCCTTCTGTGCGCGTATTGGCCGCAGCCAATTGGTATCCACCCTGCACATGCGCCACGTCCATCCGGCCCTTCTGCTCCACTTGGGTTTTGTAGATGCCGGACGCAATCTCAGCATCCTTGCCGGTGATGTCCATGATGCCTTTGACGCCGAACTCACGGGCTTTAGACATGCGGGCGTCAGCCTTCTCCTCGAAGGATTGGGCTGTTTTCCAGTCGTCGCGGGACTCGGCACGGCGAGCATTTTCGATGTCGGCCATGGCCTTCTGGCGTTCCTTGGCGGCTTTCTTCATGTCTTTCATGGCACCGGAATACTCTTCCAGCCCCGCCATGGCGCCCTTGCCAATATTCTCAAATGCGTGTGGGGACGTCCCTGACATCATGCCAAGACCTGCTTTAAAGATCGCAACGCCAATGGCTTCGTCTTTCTCTTTGGCGGCACCGGATTCCTCCGACTTCAGCATTTCCTCATACTTGGAGTACGCTACGCCTTCAGGTTTACCGTCGTCCCGGCGCTTGCGTGAGGCTGCAACGGCGGCTTCTTCATCCTTATAGAACTTGTCCAGATCGTTGCGCATGCTCTTGGTATCCAAGAACTGGCCGGACAGCTTTTTGGCCTCGTCGATGGATGGTGCGCCAGCACCGGGGGCCCCGCGCAATGCAGCGGCTTCTTTGGTGCCGCCAAGGCCAGCTTCAACCTTCGGTTTTGGTGCCGGCGCCGTGGGTGCAGCAGGTGTAACTTTGGCCTCCATCTGCTGGGGTGTCATACGTTCTGTTGGTCGAGATACCGGCGCGGCCGCTGGGGGCACAACCGGTGTAGCGGACAACTGCGCAAGCTCGGCCGTACCCTCAGCAGCACGCTCTGGGGAGCCGAATAGGTAGTTTGCAAAGCTGGTTTTCTGGCGGGCGGCAAGCTCGTCCTGCTGCCGCTGTGCCATTGCGCGTTCGCGTTCCGCTTTAATTCTGTCGGCTTCGCGGTTGTCTTGCCACCACTTTTCGTATGACTGGGGAATGCGAGATACGTCCTGCACAAACTGGGACTGTGAACCGTTAAAGCGATCCACGCCACCACCATCGGCAAAGGCCACGATGCCACCATCAGCAAAACCCATCTCGCCTGTGGGGAGTGCTGCAATACCCGCACCATCGGGCGACTGCTGGGGGGCCATAGCCTGCAGGGCTTGGTCGACGACTTTGGGCTGCTCCTGCATGGAGCCCGCTTGTGCGGACGCCCGCAAGTCCTTGCGACGCTTGGATTCCGACATGGCCAAGGCCATGATATACGGGTCCGACTTGTGCATCGCGGCGTACTGCTGCAACGCTTGGTCTGGCATCTTGGCCAGACGGGACGTGATCTGCTCAATATTAATCATCACTGACCTTCCATCATGTCGGCAATCGCCAAATCCATCAACCCGCCGGAGGCGTACCCGCGAGCGACACCGCCCTTGGCCATCAGCTTGCTTGCGCCATAGGCTGCAGTGCCGAGACCCGCCACCTGAGATGCCGCACTGGGTGCGGCCGAGTACATAGTCTGTGTTGAGCCAGACGGCGTGCCGCGCAGCAGGTTGGATTGGAACTCCAGTTGCTGGTATGGGAACTTCTGCTGGTTCTGGAAGTCTTCGTACTGCTGGCTAAGGACGTTTTGCACCTGCTGCTGCTGCTGTGTGCCGTACGCATTCTGCAGCTTGTTGACGTCCATGGCCTGACCAAACTGCTGGCCACCAAGTGCACCCAACTGACCTGCGCCTGTGAGCGCGGTCTGCAAGCCCTGAAGGCCGAGACCTGCACCGTATTGGCGAGACTGCTCTTCGAGCTGCTGCGCGGCCTGACCGTACTGCGCTCCGGCTTGTGCACCCGTCATTGCCTGCTGTGCAGCAAACTGGTTCGCTGCCTCTTGGGCTTGCTGGGCCGACATGCCGTACTGGGCCTGCAACTGAGCGGCGCTCAAGCCTTGACCTGCACCAAACTGACGAGACTGCTCCGCCAACTGTTGGGCGTTCAAGCCGTACTGCTGGTTTGCCAAGGCTGCCTGAAGGCCCGTCTGCGCGCCGAGCTGTTGAGTGCTCAGTTTGGAAGCCAAATTCTGCTGACCCACAGTCAGTCCAGCCTGTTGGTTGGCTTGCTGCGCCTGCAGTCGAGCGGCCTGCTCTTGGTTGAATTGCTGCTGAGCCTGCTGGTATGCGGCCTGTGAGCCTGTGGCTTGAATGTCACCAAGCTGCGTGCCGAGGTTGCGCTGGCGCTCCGCTTCGACGATGGCCTGACGAGAGCCGCCGAACGCGCCTTGGCCTACCGCTTGTGCTTGGTTCTGATTGCGCTGAATTTCCGAGGCGCGCGTTGCTTCGCGCTGCTGCATTCCAACAACGCTCTGCATGTACGGCGACATGTAGGCTTCTGCCGCGTTTGGCTGGGCAAACGACTGCGTGCGAACCTGCTGCGCCGGGCCCATGCCGTACTGGTTGAGCTGCGGTGCCTGCACTTGCTGCGCGTTGAACTGCCCGGTTTCATATTGGCCCGGGGCTTGGAAGGGGTTCTGGAACTGCGATGGGTTGTACTGACCCGGAGCTTGGAACTGGTTCTGGAACTGCCCGGCATCATAACCCGTGTTGAGTGCGCGATCGGACGCTGTTGCTGCTGTTGCCGCACCCAAACCTGTTGCCGCCGAAGGCTGCATTGACCCAGCGCCTTGGAAGGCTTGCTGCTGCAGTGGCGTGAACTGCGCTGTGCGCTCACCTTGGTAGGCTTGGTACGGCGAGTTGGACAGTGCAGAGCCTTTGCCCAGCACTTCTTGCGCGTAGGGTTTGGCCCAGTCTGGCAGGTCTTGGGTCTGCGTTGTGCTAGATGGACCTCCGCCACCGCCGCCATCCATTGGGTAGAGACGCCGGTTGTCGGCTGAGTAGCCGCTGAATTTGTTGCCGATAATCATAGCTCGATCCTCATCACATTGTGGGTCTTGTTCAGACCCATTTTCTCGTACATCGGGACCAAGTTGTCTTGGCACCAGCATTGTGCTTTTGTGGCCCCGTTCAGGCGCATCCACTGCATGGCTTCTTCAAACACATGCTTGCGGACAATTGACTTTCCGCCCATCAAGTGAGCGTGTGCCACCCGGTGCATGGGCATGTCCTGAAAGCTGATCGTCACCGCGCCCGTGATGCCTTCATTGGGCTCTTCCCAAACCAGCAGGTGGTACGCGCCAGTGCGCACACCGTATTCAACCTGCTCAATGGTGATAGCGCCGGGGTCGATGTCGATGGCTTTTTGCAGCAAAGGAGCAGCCAACGGCCAGATGGACGGCATGAGGTTTGGCGGAACTTGGTGCAGTGGCATGGTTACACAGGCAGGAGTTTTTCGGCGCGGCTGTTGACGGCTACGCGGTCTTTGCCGACAGTCTTGGAGCGAGCCTTTTGCACGCGGTCCATCATGGCGTACAGCTTGCGTGCGCCAGCTTCGGTCGAGCCATTGCCCAACTCAGACACAATGCGCGCAGGCACCACGAACTCACCGTCCGCCAGACGGGCGGGGCGCTTTTCACCGATGGTTGCAGGGATGTCGTCAGACACACCGTCGCCGGGGCCGCGCAGCAAACGTCCGCCGTCCGAGTAGTCGCCCAGATGGCTTTGGCCACCTTGGGCCAGAGATGCAATACCGCCTTGGGCGTATCGCATGCCGCCGTTGGCCATCACGGTCTCAGCTTGGTTGCGGTCAGACATAGCCTCGACTGGGCCGGTGTCCATGAGACCACCGCCCGCCGCTGTGCGGGTGTAGATGGGGTTGAAGTAGTTGCGCTGCCCTGTGGCTGCGCCGGTATAGCCTGCTTGAGGGTCTGCAACGCGGCCGGGATCGTAGCTGTACATCCAAGGCTTCTCGGATGGTTTTTGCGCGGCCTTCTCGGGTTCTTGCATCAACAGCGGGAGACCTGCAGCGTAGCCGTACTTCAGCAAACCCATGCCACCGCCAACACCGGTAGCTTCCACGCCCTTAGATGCGGCGTTACCCATAAAGGCTTCGCGTCCGGCTTCGGTTCCCAAGTTCTTGAAACCTTGGCCGAGCTGTGAAAACTTGTCGGCCATTGGGGTTGGGGCCGGTGTTGTTGTTGGGACTGCCGCCGCCGCATTGATGGGAGAGACTGGCGGAGCCGAAAACGCAGAAGGCTGAATGCCTTGAGCAGCCATGTCTGCTTGAAAACCTGCACCCAATTGACCGGCAGTTTGTGCGCCCATGGACGCGCCAGTAGCCCCCACCGTCGGGGTTATGCCCTGAGCAGCCATAGAGGCCTCAAAACCTGTACCCAGTTGTGCGGCTGTCTGAGGGCCCATAGACCCCACCCCCGCAGCGCCAGCCTCTGCCGCACCAACACCTGCAGCGCCAGCACTCATCAAACCGCCAGCCAAACCCGCACCGCCAAATGCGCCCATGCCCGCCATCAAGCCCTTGCTTAAGCTACCTGTGGCAACGCCGTAACCAGCGCCAGTAATACCGGCAGCCATCAACGGGGTCAACGCACCGCCCGACGCAACGGACAAACCAGCGCCAATTACCATGGGCAGGATGCTCGACAGGAAGCCAGCTTCTGGCAGGCCGGTGTCTGGGTTGGTGGTCAGGGAGCCGCCATGTGCTTTGGCAAGCGCCTGCAGGCCAGCCACCTCTTGTGGGGCCATGTGGACGAGTTGAGTGTCGGGGCCACGGCCGCGAGAGGCCATGTGTTGTGCGGCAAGTTGTAGGCTCATTTGTGCCTCTCGGGAAGGGGGTTGATCGAGTCTATCATTTACGGGGGTGTCGGTCTAGGGTCTGGCAGTGGGCCGATGAAGTTCACCGACATCACTGAAGACGGGATTCCGGGGTGTGGGCTGGTTGCGGTATCAGCGGCAAGCTGCACAGTTGTGTCCGAGGCGGAAATCATCAACTCCAGATACTCCCCGACTTGCATGTCAATGTCGAAAGAATACGCAACCGGGGCATAAGCTCCGGGGCCAGAAATGGTGTATGCGCGGGTGGAATACCCAATGTCTGTGCCATTGCGTCGAATCCACAGAAACACGTTCTTTGAGCTGTTGTTGGTGCTTTCAAGCTGTCCGCTGAATTGGAAGTTGTATATACCACCAATCCCGATCAGGATTCGGCTGGTCGTGCTCAGCGACACCGCATTACTCAGATATGTGGCGTTATACACCACGGGGTACGCTGTGTTAGCAGCTGCAATCGTCTGGTCCGCAGTATTGAAGAACAATCCTGATGGACAATCCACGAACCTTCCGCCGTTCACCCCCAAGACCGAGGACAGCGCGTTGTCGAGCTGGTTGAAGTACAGACGCAGCACATCGCTGTGCTGGTTGTGGAAGCGCGGCTCGTACTCCTGCGGGGCAACCGGCAGGAACGGAGGGCGGGTAATGGTGAGCCGGGTCATCGGCGGCCATCCGGACGAATGTCAATTGACGGCACGCCAAGCTGCCACTGCACGCCCAGCCCGTCAGAGCCGACCCGGAACGCCATCTGGCGACCGCGCACACGGGTGTACACAATCTCGGTGAACTGCTGCACCACGTAGTTGCGCTGGCCCTGATAGTTCTGGGCGCTCACGACATCCGGGGCGGGCGCTGTGCCGTAGTTTGAGCCCGGGTTCTGCCGAGGGCGCACGGTGAATGTGACCGAGGGGTTGTTCACGTACGAGCCGTCAAACGTCACGTCGGGGATCATGCGCCACACAAAGCCGTAGTTGTGGCCGTCGCCAATGTTGATGTCGGCAGACTGGATGTAGGACTCGATTGCAGTGGGTGGGTTGGTTGTGCCGTCGTCCACGCCGTCTTCGTGATAGATCAACTGGCCGTTGTAGCCTGCTGCCGTCGGGAAGTCACGCAGTGGTGAGTCAACCCAAGCGGTGCGCGCCATGTTTCCGTACGACCAAATTTTCTCCAAGTGGTTGTACACCACGTAGCGGTCGATCTCGGTCGAGTTGGCCGAGCAGTAAAACCACCAGATTTCGTTGAAGCCTTCGTTGGTGCTGGCAAAGAACTGGTACTGCTGCTGCAGGTTAATGTCGCCGAAGATGTACTGGCGCAGGGGGCAATAGAGCGTTTCCACACGACCGGAGTACATGTAGAACTTGTCCAAACCCATCCAGTACGTGACGTTCGCGGCCGTGGCAATTGCGTTCGGGCCAGCAATTGACAGGTTTGCACCCAAAATCTGGAAGCCCCAGACGTACGGCGGGCCAAGGTACTGCATGGAGTACAGGGCTGCATCTGTCCACACCAAGATTTCTTGGCGAGTCTGCAGGTTGGCCACGATGGACGAACCCGTGCTCAGGCGGTAACTGCCCGCTTGGTTGGTTGCTGCGGGTGCCCACATGGCGTAATTTTCTTGGTCTGACCAGCGAACCAAGAGCGGGTCAATGGCTGTTTCACCGTAATCATTGCAACCAAAAGCCAGCACAAAACGAGAGGCGTCTGAGACGGCAACCGCATTGCACACCGACGGGCAGCTTGTGTCGGTGGTGTACGGAGAGGGGCTGGTTGAGCTAAGCAAAACCGCACGGTCGTAGACAGTCGGGCTGGCATTCACCTTCCACAGGTACAGAGCGCCGCCCCGGGGGTTGATGATGAGGTCTTGGCCGTAGTTGGCCTGACTCCAGAGGCGCATTTGAATGTCCACGCCAAGGCCGCCCGGAGCGGCTTCACCCCAGCCTGTAAGCGTGCCGCCAGAATCCCCACCCCATCCGCCAGCACCCCAGCCAACACCCGTGGTGTAAATTTCGCCACCAACAGAAACTTGATACGCAAAGTCCGCCGCGCCTGTTGTGCCAGACGACGTGGCAGGCGATGAAACCGTGATGCTGTATGTGTTCGACGTGAGGTACGTGATGCGGAACTCTTGGTTTAGGGCTGCAGCCGGAATGCCGTTGATGGCTCCACCGACTCCGGAAATCGTCACAAAGTCCCCCGTAACGCCGTTGTACCCGGTGTCATTCACCACCACAGTGGTCGAGCCATTCGTCGTGGTGAAAGCGTTGGACGCTACTGTGCTCTCCAAGCGAAGCGGCGTGATGTCGTAAAAATTACCGCCAGAGGTTTGCTGTATGTAGTATTTGAGGTTTGTGCCCAGCCCCATCAGGTTGAATCCGGACAGCGTGATCCAGTTCCACAGAGATCGGCAAACACCCCAGAATGAGCCAGTAGGCGGCTGCAGTGTTGCCTCTGCCGTACCGGTATCCAGCGTCCAGCCACCAATTTTCTCGGGGTAGCCCGAGCGAAAGCGCACCTTGTCCATCTCGAACCAAGTGCCTTCATTGGCCAGTGATGTCGATTCTCGGTTGACGCCGGGTCGTAGCTGGAGTTTTTGCAATGGCATGTTGGCCTCTTAGGTGAGCACGGCCAGCGCGTGGTTGATGTGCTTGATACGGTCTTCTGATCCCATTATCTCAGGGGAGGGTTCGTTTGTCACCAGTCGTCTTTTGGCTTCCGCTCTGGCCTTTGCCAAGGCTGAAAGTTTGGCTTTTGTTGCATCCGACATCGGCTTCCCAATTCTGGATACCGACATCCGAGCGCGTGTTTCTGGAGATTTCTTTCTACCCTTGTGGGCAGCAGACATTTTTTGGCGCGTCTCAAGCGGAATTTTCCGCCCCATCTTGGCAAGTGAAAGTCTTGCGCGAACCTCGTCCGACGGGCTCACCCCTTTGTTTCCCGGCGATTTTCCGGTTTGGGCTTCTGCAAGTTTGGCTCTGTGCTCGGCACTTTTTGGTGGGAGTTTTTTCCCCTTGTGCGCCATCGACATTTTTTGTCGCGTTTCCATGCTGTGCTTGGACCCTGACGCGCCCTCTCCGCCAAGCGTCATGTTTACCAGTGGTACCCTCATGTCTGCAAAGCAAGAGATTAAAAAGCGCTCATGCAAGAAAGCCTCTTCTTCTGTCGGCCAGTACGCAACAACTTCAGCTTGAAAGCTGTGCTTTGCAGCAACTCTTTTCCAATACTCACTGCGGCCGTGTATAGAATGGGCGCGGGAGCCGCGTCCTTTGCCGATGTAAAAGACTTTGCCATCCGACTTGCGGACGTGCAGGTACGTGTAAAAGCCAGTCATGCAGCGAGCACTTCCAGTGCATGCTTAATGTGTTTGATGCGGTCATCCAACCCAATAACGCCACCATTTATTTTTTTCGTCATCCCGGTGTAGTCCTTGGCGTCAGCCTCTTTGTTCAGACCGCGCTTGTTCCAGAACCATGCAGCGCTCAGGGCGGCGTACTTGGGGGACAAGATCAGGTCAGGGGAGTGGATGAAGTCCTCGCCCAGCGCGTCGCCGCACAGGGTGTAGTTGTCCTTGCCTGTGAGCTGAATCAGGCCACGCCCTTTGTACAGGCTACCTTCTTCCGTCTCTTCGGTGCCGTTGCCCATCCGGCCGCCGTAGACCTTGTTGGCGATCTTGTCGGGGTTGCGGTGGTACGGCTGAGCTGACTCCAGCGTGGGGAACCGGCTGGGCCAGACACGGCACAGGGACTCGGCCGAGTAGTTCAGGTTCTCCTGCAGGGTCTTGAAGTTGCCAGACTCGTGTGCGCACTGGCCAATGAACGCCGCCATCCGCAGGGGGGTGTTGATCTCGTAGCGCTGAAAAGCCTCGTTCAGCGGGCCCAGCCAATCTTCGGAGATGTGCAGTTCTTTGAGCTGTTCAGCGGTAATCATTTCATGTCCTTGAGTTTCTGGATTTCGTCAGCTTTGTCTTTGGAGCCTTGAGAACTTCCACGGTGGAAGTTGAGCACCGTTCCGGCCAGCGTCCAAAGCGAGCCAAGAGCGGTGTAGGCCAGCGCCTTGTTGGCGTCCGGCACACCCTTGAAGAAGATGATGAACGTCATGAACAGCGCTCCACCGACGATCATTATGTCAATGACGTACGCCACGTTTTTGGCCAAAACAGATGCAACCGAAGAGTTCTGAATCTCGGCATTCATCTTTCGGGCGCTGTCTGTGTTGGCGTTGTGCAGCTCAAACTTCTTCACGTCGATTTCCGCAAGTTTCTGAGCCGCTTGAGGGTCTGCTTGGATGGCTTGCGTGACCGCTTCAACCGTGTCCTCGACACCCAACTTCTCAGCGATTGCCTTGACCGCCATGCCACCCAAAGGGCCGGTAACAGCGGTAGCCAGCAAAGGAGCCACATTTTTAAGCAGTCCTGCAAGAACGTCATTCATTAATTTCCCCTTTTGGTCAGCATGGCGCTGGCGATTTCCATCATGAATTTTACTTGCTCGGGGTTCTGGGGCGGCTCCGCCCACCCGACCGTGATCTGCCCGACGAAGCGGTGGTTATCTGGCGGCACGCTGATCCTGCAGGTATAGGTCACACCCTTCTCGATGTACCACAGGCCGACTTCGGACTGCGCGTACCGATACTCCGAGCACGGAATCTGGTTGGTCATCAAGGAGATCACATCGTTGTTGTTGCCGGTGTTCTGGCTGAACAGGCCGACGTCGATGTCTTCTATGCTCTTGTCCCGCCCGTCTTTGGTGTACGCCTTGTACAGCGTCCGACTGTTGAACAGCGGGTTTACCTTGAAGACGGCAACGACCGTCGCGCCAGTCTTTTTGAACATCATTGCGCTGGCCTCGTCCGCACGGCTGGTGTTGATCTCCGGCAGCTTCTTGGACTCCCGATACGCGTCGCGCATGAACTCTTGGTTCTGCCACAGGAAATAGCCAGCAAAGGCAACCGCACCCATCACGAGAATGGCGAACAGCTTGAACGGGGAGTCCACATACCCCAGCACCTTATCGAGCGTGGAGTCGGCGTTGAGCTTCTCTTCACTCATCGCAAGTGCCTCATGTACAGCACGATGCCGTAGATCATCAGTGCGGCCAGAACAACCGTGGCCACTCCAACTGCAACGTACTCGGCCATCCGTTCCGCTCGCTTCTTGCGCTCTATGGCGGCGCGGGCTGCGGCTTCTTTGGCTTCACGACGGCGACGGGCTGCGGCTGCTTGAAACTTGACCCAGTCGTCCCACATGCCCGGACGGCCCGCATAAACCATGGACTCTCGCAGATGCTCTTCTTGCTGCTTGAGCTGCTCCAGCGCCATGAACTCTTCCATGTCGGAGCGTTCGGCACCGCCTGCGGCTTTGCTGGTCGCCTTTTCCTGAATCTTGGCCTTGTTGTCAAAGTAATCGAAGACGCGGCCGCCGAGCGCGGACAGCTCCTTGCCGTTGGCCAGAGCCGCCTTGATTACGTTGAATGCAGCATTGGCTGCCGCCAATTCAGCCAGCATTTACGCCGTCCGTTTCCACATGTACACGGTGATGTACGGCTGGTAGTTTGCGTTTGTTCCAGATGCGCCTGCGGAGTCAACAGTCACGGTGTGCGTGTGGCTGCCAGCGGTGTCTGTCACCATGGTCGTGTAAGGGCCACCGTCAAGGCTACCCCGAGTTACGTTGTACGTATCCCCTCCGTACGCGTAGCCGTTAGTGTTGCCGTTATTGCTTGTTTTATGATTGTGTGAACCAGCAGTATCTGTGCTTGCTGTGTGCGTGTGGCTCACATTGATGGCGTCAGCACTACCGCCAGTCTCTTCTGCGGTATTAAACAGTGCGTTGCCGGAATCAAAACCAACAGGCACGCGCCCGGCACCGAACGCCGACCATGTGCCAAAGCCCAGCAACGAGCTAGGGTTGGCGCTGTTGGTGGCGTTTATGTATACCGATCCGACAGGGTGCAGCGCTTGCAGTGCGGCCTGAACAAACGCAGTCGTGGCCATTGTTGTGTTGCTGGTGCCAAAAGTCTGAGTTGTTCCGGTGGCCGCCGAGGCTACAGTGGTTGTGACCGTGGATGCATTTGTGGCGTTCGTGGCGTTTGTGGCGTTCGTGACCGCAGTGGAGCCGATCTGCCCAACAATGTCAGCCGCACTGGCCACAGAGATCGCACTGGTTCCTGCGCCTTTGAGCAAAGCGCCAGAGGTGAACGAAGATGCGCCTGTTCCGCCATCGGCAACAGCCAAGTCGGTAATCCCCGTGATCGAACCGCCAGTGATTGCCACGCTGCTGGCGGCCTGCGTTGCCATGGTTCCAAGGCCGAGGTTTGTTCGTGCATCTGCGGCAGTTGAAGCACCCGTGCCACCATCTGCAACTGCTAAATCTGTGATGCCCGTAATGGAGCCGCCGGTAATTGACACGCTACTTGCCGCCTGTGTGGCCATGGTGCCGAGGCCAAGGTTTGTTCGTGCATCTGCGGCAGTTGAAGCCCCTGTACCTCCATCTGCCACGGCCAAGTCGGTGATGCCGGTGATGGAGCCGCCAGTAATCGCTACGTTGTTAGCCGCCTGTGTGGCGATCGTGCCCAGACCCAAGTTGGTGCGCGCATCCGCAGCCGTCGAAGCGCCCGTGCCACCATCTGCAACTGCCAAATCAGTAGCCAGAGTCAGGGATGACAGGTGGTTGTTCTGGAACACAAAGTTGGTTCCGTCTGACCACACGGTGACGGTCTTGCCCGCAGGGATTGCCACACCCGTACCGGCTGCAGTCGTGTTGCCGATCACGGTCGAGTTGTAGATCGTGGCGGTATAGCTGCTGGCGTTGTAGATGGTGTACTGCTTTGAGGCCGGGGGCGCATACACGGCAAAGTTGGCACCAGTGGATGTGGTCAATGCAATGTTTGCGTGCACGGACTGGTTGAGCGCTGCAGTTGCAGAGCCGCCGTTGATGTACGTCAGCGCTTGACTGGCCGAAGCCACAGACACAGAAATGTATCCCGCCACCGCCTGCTCAATGACGTAAGCCAAGTTGGTGTTGGTCGTTGTACCCCACGTACCGGCTTGATCGCCGGTTGTGATGAGTTCAATACGAAGGTCTGGGGAGTAGGTGCTCATGGCGTGATCCTTGGTTGCCCGAATTTTACGCGTTAGGTGTCAACGCTGCTTTAATTTCTTCTGGTGTTGTTGCAGCATCTACAGCGGCCTGCATGCTTGCGTACTTGTCTCTGATGGCTTGCCGTGCGGCCTCGGCATCTTGCGCAGATACGCCGGGAATTTGCTTGGCAATCACGTCATCGTGGGGCCCGAACTCCTCCGCCCGAGCAGCGCGCCGAACGTCGTGCGCGATGTCTTTTGCCTTGTTCATGTTTATGCGAATCATTGGGCCTCCTCCTCCGCCGGGAACTCACTGGACTCAGCGCCCACGCCGTCTGTCAATACGGCAACGTCCACTTCCCATGCCGCTCTAAAAGTTCGGTCCTCTGGGATGTCACTTGCGTCCACAATCTTGAAAGGCTTGCCCGCAGGTACATCCTTAAGGGCGACGGCCTCAATGCCGTATTGCTCAACTATTTCTAGCGCAGGCACAACGATGGCCACGCCGCCTTCGTCCGTTTGGTAGATGATTCGTTTGGTCATGTCTTTACCTTATCTAAAAACTGCCACATGTATCAGGCTCATGTCTGCCAACGCGCCTGCGTTCACGCCCGCCGAGAAGTTGCGAGTAAGAACTCCTACACCGGCTGTGGTTTGCGTACCGAACTGCGACGACCGCACGGTGACTGAGGTGCCTTCGTTGGCCACAGACAGCGCGACGTAGTTAGTGTCCGGCATGGCTGTTGTGAAGTTCACGGTATACGTTCCTGTGCCGCCATCGGTGATACTTGATACGTTTGCGCTGGCGCGGATCGCTACGGTGCCTGTACCGTTAAAGTTCACCCAAGCGCGGCTCGGATAGTCGGGGTACAGTGTAGTTCCACCGGGCACAACACTCGACCGCTGGCCGTTTTGGGCAACACGGAAAACTTCTGTGAAAGTGATCGGAGTGCCTGCCCCGCCAGAAGGAGCGGTAAACCACTGGTGCGCACCGCCAGTCTGGAGGTACTGCGCGGCAGCACTGGAGCTGTTCGCGTACATAAACCCGCCGTTGTAGTACGCGTTTGTTTGCGTGTAGAGCTCTCCCACCCCGGCGTACAGCCCGTAACCCGGCAATCCGCCAAGCTCCAGTGCTTTGTACCCGCTTGCCGCCAAACTGTTGGTGCTTGGCGTAACACCTATGCCCAGACTCCCACTCGCATTCAGCGTCATCGCCTGAGTGAAGCTGATAGCGTTACCTGCTGTGCCAGAAGGTGCAGTATAGAAACGGTGCTGACCATTGATCTGCAAATGACGGCTTGCAAAGTCAGTTGCGTTGTAAATCCAGTTGGTTCCGTTCCAATATGCGTTGTGAACAAGGTCTGTTTCGGTAGTAGCGTTTACCAGAGCGCCACGACCAACTTGGTAAGCCTTGTAGACACTCCAAGCGCTAGGAGTAACCCCCAAGCCGAGGTTACCGGAGGAGTCAAGGGTGGCAACAGTCGTGCTGTTTGTCTTGAGAAGAATCTTGCCGCTTGCGGTCAGGTTTGCAATAACCTGATCCCCTGCAAACATACCCAAGTCGCCCTGATGCGTGCCACCAGCGTCATACAACGATATAACAGGATATGCACTGGTTCCGCTACCACCCAAGTCTTGAATTTTCATCACACCTTGGTTGGAAACAACGACACCCGCAACGTGTAATTTTGTAGAAGGAGAACTCGTCCCAATACCCAGATTACCGGAGGAGTCGAGGCGCATGCGCTCGGTATTGTTGGTTCCGAAACGCATGAAACCGTTTTCCCAGTTCCACAGCGTCACATCGTTTGTTGCAACAGAACTTGCATAACCAATGCTGAACCCGTTTGATGCGTTCGATGGGTGCTTGAACGTCTGAACAGCGAAATTAACGGAACCGTCGCCGCGAACAACAAGTCGGTCAGTGCCCATACTTGTAGTACCAATGCCCAGATTCCCACTCGCATTCAGCGTCATCGCTTGAGTAAAAGTGATGGCAGCACCTGCTGTGCCGGAGGCTGCGGTAGAAAAAGTAAATGTTCCGCCTGTTTGCCGTAAACGCGTTGCAGCTACGGTCGATGTAATGTATTTCCAGTTTCCGTCATAGTAAGCGTTTGACGTAAAAACAGAGTCATCATTGCCACCAGCAAAGGCACCGTTTGTGCCGGCTTGCAGTGGTCGATAGTAGGAACTCCAAGCACTCGGAGTAACCCCCAAACCAAGGTTGTTGGAGTTATCCAGCGTCATCCGTGTCGACGGTGTGTCACGAGTTCCACCAGAAAACGTCATCACGCCGTTGCTACGGTCAAAGCTAATTCGCCCAGCACCAGACCCTGAAGCAGAGTACCCACCCAAGCCAAGTGAGCTTGCTGTCCCCGAGGTGGTCAGCCAAGCGCCGTCAGTTGCATCGCCAGCAACAACGAGTTTGAATGTTGGAGAAGTTGTCCCAATACCCAGACCTGTGCTGGTCAGGCGCATGGTTTCAGAGCCAGCAACCTCCCAAATAGAAACACCAGTTGATGTAATTTTGTATCTTGCTGCTCCACCAGTTCGGAAATTAAGATCAGTGCCGCTTGCCAGCATTCCTAATGTGTAAGAACCAAGTGCGTTCAAGTAATAGCCAGCACCAGAGCCGCTTGCAAATACGTTTGTTCCGTCAAAAGCCAGCGCACTACCAGTGGCAAGTGCCGAAGTCGAGGACGCGTAAACCACACCGTTTGCCGTGAACGTGGTTAACCCCGTACCGCCGTTGGTAGTAGGCAAGGTTCCACTCACATGTGTTGCCAAACCGATCTTGCCCCAAGCCGGAGCAGTACCAACGCCACCAGACACCAGCGCGTTACCAGAGACTACATCCGCGAGCTTGGCCAGTGAAGACGTCGTATTTGCGTACAACAAGTCGCCCACAGCATAGGAAGACTGGCCAGTGCCGCCGTAAGCAGCAGCAACAGTGCTGCCATTCCAAGTGCCAGCAGCAAGAGTGCCGACGCCAGTAATCCCAGTGTACGATCCGTTAAGACGCGCAACAGGGAGCGTTCCTGATGTGATGTTTGCTGCATTGGTAGTGTCTGTTGTTGCCGAAGGAGCCAAGCCCGAAACGTCGGACGCAGCAATCGTTCCCCACGACGGGGCTGCAGAGACTCCGCCGCCAGCGCCCGTCTGGGTTAAAAAGGTTTTGGTCGTTGTGGTGTTGCCCGCCAGCGCGGACAAGGTGTTGGTTGCTGACGAGTAGACCAGATCGCCTAGCGTGTAGGTTGTCAGACCTGTGCCGCCGTTGGAAGTTGGCAGTGCTCCCGATACCGCACCAGACTGGTTCAACGCAACCGCGTTCCACTCGACGTTTGTCGCACTAGCGTTCATGACGAGCGACTTATACGCAGTGCCCCTTGCCAGCCTGCCCCATGTGTCAGTGCTGGAGCCGTACAAAATATCACCGGTCTCGACGGTGTTTGTACCCGTTCCGCCGTTGGTTGCGGCCACCACACCAGTCAGCGAAAGCGTGTTGCCCGTCAAGTTTAGTGGGGCGACGGCGTTGTAGCTCGGCACTTGACTGAACTCAGTAAACGTAATGGCTGTCGTGCCAAACACAATAATGTCTGTGTTATTGCAGATAAACGAAAAATAGCCGAGCGTAGCGCCGCTCTGAACAAAAAAGTAGTCCCCACCACCAAGAGAGTTTGGGTCGCCTTCTGAGGACGTATCAGTGTCGGCCGAGCGGGTCAGTACCCAGTTATCAATGCCTGATCCTACGGCGGTTACGACATACACGCCGTTCTGGGTTCCAGTGGTTTGCTGCCAAACCAAAACTCGATCGTTCGTGGACATGGCCACGCCGTCAACGTAAAGGGGTTCTTGCGTACCTGAGTTGGTCAGCGTCGCCCCCACGCCCAAAGTGCCGTTGTTGTAAGTTGCTGTCAGGTTGCCTGTGGTGGCCACCAGCACCGGGGTGTGGACGTGAAAGCCGTTGGAGGTGGCATTGTCAACATATGCCTTGGTTGCGGCCTGCAAAGCAAGCGTTGGATCGGCAGCCAGCAATACGGTGGACTGGAACTCCGCAGCGCCTGTGATGGTGGCCGTGCCAGCCACGGAGATGTCGCCGGTCAGCTCTACACTCTGGTCGGCTCCTTTGATCCGAACAGCCTCATTGGCTGTGTCAACCCCGCCCGCAAACAGCACAACGTCTTTGCTGGCCGTCTGGTTGCCGATGAAGAAGTCATCCCCGTCATGGAAAACATAACCAGAACCGGGCGTGAACAAGGGGTAGTCCACCGAGGTGTAGTTCGAACTGTTAATGCCAATGTCGGTGAAGTTGGTGAAGCCGTCTGTCGTGGCATCGTTGTACACCACAAAGTCAGCGGAGGCGGAGGAGCCGTCGTTCTGGTTCAGGTTGTAAACCTGCCCGAACGAATCCACGTTACCAACAAACTTGCCAAGCTCAGCCTCAAGAGATGGGTTGACCGTGACACCACCCCCAAGAATTGTGATGGGGCCGCCGTCAATTAGCGTCTGGCCATCAGGCTCTTCGTATATCGCACGCTCAGCGGGGTATGTGACAAACACATCCTTGGCCCCAACTGAGAAGTTAACCAGTGTCCCCGCGTTGCTGGACTCGAACACCACGTCCCGCGACAAGTACCATGTGCCTGCAACCTGCGTAACAGTGCCCTTACCGACTTCCCACTCGCTACCAGACTGCAAGGCAATCGTGTAGTACGTGATGTTTCCGTCACCAATGGCGCTGAAATCTTGATAGCCTGTTGCGGCGACGCCGAGCGTTGCCGTCCCCGTGCCGGTAACGCCAGAAGAAACTTTTACTCGGTCTTTTAAAACAATGTTGGCCATTTGTGCCTCTTATGACTGCGTTTTCACGGGGTTCCATGGGGCGCTCTGACTATCATCAGTAACCCCCCAAGCATTTGCTTGGCTGGCATTGACGGCAGACCAAGCCGACGACTGGCTGGCATTTATTGTGCCCCATGTTGAAGCCTGACTGTCGTTGACCCCACCCCAACTGCCTGATTGCGAGTCGTTGATGATCTCCCAAAGGAAGCCGCCAATGATTTGGTCGATGGCCGTGGCACTACCGGTGATGGTAGCGAAAAACACAGCGCTTGCCAAGAACGTGTCTACGATACCTACTTCCTCAAGCACCTGCGCATTAAACACGGAAGCGGCAACCGACACACTCGAATCGCCAAAAACCGAGTCCTCGACCTGCACGGCAAAATCGACGCTTGTGGCTATATCGTCTGAAGCTGCAGCGGACTCGTCAAGCGATATGTTGAAAATGGCTGTAAGCGACAAGTCTGCTGTCGCTGCTGCAGTTTCGTCGGCGGTAGCGCTAAACGTAGAGGCGACAACCTGCGCAACATCTGCGCCAACCACAGTATCCGCCTGAGTTGCAAGGAACGCCGCAAATGACGAAACAAACTGGGATGCGGCCGCCGCCTCATCAAGGATGGCGTCGTATGCTACGCCAAACTCACCAGTTGCCCCCAGTGGGGCCGCAGACAGTGGCGCGAACCCGAGCACTGGGAGTGGCCTTTACGCTGCGTCGAGGCTGAAGGTGTATGTGATGTTCAGCGTGTCGCCAGACACCACAGTGCGGTCGCCGGGAGACTGGAAGTCCGCCTCAGAGAACAACACACCGGAAGTGCCGCTGGCCACTGTGCACAGGAACGCCCCAGCCACCACGCCCCCAGCGCCTGTGATTGAAAAAGACGAAGGCGAAGCGCTGTTGCTGATGACGGATGGATCAGCCGTGGATGCCGTACCAAACGTGATGGCTTTGCGCGATCCAGAGTAGTCGGTAAACTCAGTCCACCCAGCGTGCGAAGCCAGTGTGTCGGCAGCGGCATACGCAGTTGCGGAGCCGGGTCCAGCCACCAATCCGAGGTAGAACGCAGCCGTGTAGGTCGAGCCCTTGAAGTACTGAGTGTTCATGCTCTGCAGACCTTCGTTGACCACGAGGTTGTGCACGCTGTCTTCCCATTTCAAGTTGCCGTCTTTGTCGAGGCACTGAACGTGGTACACACCGCCACCCTGAGCGGCGGAGCCAAAACCTGTTTTCGCAAGCAAGCCTGCGGATGCGGCATCGCCGGAATGCGCTTTTTCTTTGAACATCTTAAACCTCTTTAGGAGATACGGATCAGCGCACTGGTCGCTGTGTTGGCGGGCATCTGCACCGTGAATGTTGTCGTGGCGGTTTTATCCGACCCGAAGTCCAACACCGCAATAGCCTTGTTGCTCTTGCTGGCATTGTAAATGAGGGCACCACGAGCAGTGAATGCTGCGGGGTCCCATGACGGATCGGCAAAGTCCACGTAAGCAGTGGTGTCAGCAGTCAGAACGGTAACGCCTGTCAGCGTCTTGCCGCCGGCCGTGTAACCTGTACCCGAGGTCTCACCCGCTGTGGTGTACACCGTGGTGGCTGCGCCGAGATCGGCCGTGGCCAAGAACAACGCCATCTTGATGGTGTCCGTCTCAAGGTCGTGCACTCCAAGCAGGATATCCTGCTTGAAGCTCGTGGTGAGGGTTTGGTCAAATGCCATTTCAGTTCACCGGTTGTCTGTACTGGCCAGAACGGTACGCGTCCTGACGTTCCATGCCATCGCCCAGACGTTTTGCCAGACCCAAAGCCTCGGTGTACTTGCTGTTGTACAACTGAACCATGTCGGCTTCGCCCTTCATGAATGTAACAGCCTCAACCAGAGCGCCGTACAGCAGCACGGAGTCAAAGTTGTCACCAAGCCAAGTCTCGCCAGCAGTGACGATCGACTCGGGGTAGTAGTAGTAGTGCAGCTCAACAGAGTACACAGCGCTGGGCGTTGGTCCAAGGATCAGCGACAACTCGTTCGTGATGATCGGAGCTTCGTCGTTCGTGGTCGTTGGGCCAAACAGCGCGTAATACTTGGGGATGCCGGTGCTTGTCGGAGTGGGGTACGCCTGACGAATGAAGTTGACGTCCTTGTTGAGCAAAAACTCATACGCGCCCGCAGGGTCGATGACCGCCAAGGAGTACACCGCCAAGAAATCAGCAGGGGTGGACAGGTACTTGTTGTTTGTCGATGTGGAGCCCGTCACGTTCTTGCGCAACGAAGGGAACTGCACCGTGTTGTAGATGCGCTGCTCCGCCTGCTTGACGAACACCGGGATGTTGTCAATGAAGTCTTGGTCGAAGTTCTGCGTGTAATCGCAGATCGCAGCGGTCAACTGGGTGTAGTTCATGTTCGTATCAGGCCATTGGGCCGCGAGCCATTACGCCCTTGGTGGCTGCGCCAGTACCGCGAATTTTGATGCCCGAGGTCTTGGTGGGGTATTCACCCTTGGACTTGTCGATGTTGCCGACACTTGCGTCCACCGTGCTCAGGTCGCTACGGTTCGGACCCTTGCCGGGGTTTGTCGAGGCTTTGACAGCCTTACCCGCCATGGTGTGCGGCTTGGCGTAGACGCCGGCTTGGCCAACTTCCTTGCCCATCATCTTTTTGCTGAATGTAGCCATGATTAGCCTCGCTTCTGTGCTGCGATTTTAGCCAAGTTGCGGCCCATCGACTTCATGTTGGCGTTGGTTTTGCCGCCGCCCTTGCCCTTGCCGCCATTTTGGATGGCAACTGATGGGCCGTCATCGCCCAGATTCTTGCCTTTTGTCTTGCCCTTGGAGGCGATGCCGTCTGCAGATCGTGTAAATGCCATGATAGGCTCCTTAATTCGTCACTACCGTGACTGTACCAACAAAACCCGCTGCCACCAAGTCATTTGGCGTCAGCGCGGCATCGAAAAAGCTTGCCCCACCCACCGGGGCCCAACCCCATTGGATGTCCCGGCTACCACCGCCGTTGAACCCATCCGCCAACAGACCTGAGGTCACGTACGTGGTATCCCGGCGTGGGTTGCGTAGAGCCTGCGGGTCGTCAACCGGGAACGTGCCCAGCATCAGCTGCGGTTGGTCCGGGTCCCAGCACTCAGAGCACACCAGCAGCTCGTACTTGCGCTGTTTAACGATCTCCGTCCGGAGCTCTTTGAGCTTGTACTGCTGCCCGCACCGGTCGCACATGGCGATCGCGCGTTTGCCCGATGCGAACCGATTGGCCATTTAGGTCCCACCCCCGATGAACATGTGGCGTGGCACAAACCGGACGGCCGCTTTTTCGCGGTCTTCGCTTGACGCCAAGTCCCACGCTTCGTCATACTGGGCTTTGAGAATCTGGAGGCGATCCAATGCACCGGGCACCTTCATGGCCAGATAGTACGCCAGCCCAGCAATCATGGCGGGGATGAAGCGGAACGGCATATCCATCGTGTTCACGCCCTCACCGGCGTTCTGGATGCGGCGCAGACGCCAGTACACCAGCGTGTAGGTCTGCACGTTGTCTGGGACTGGCCACACAGTAAACCGTGGGGTGTTCAAGCGCTCAATCCAAATCTGGATCGGGCGCGCCTGAGTCAGTTTGTTGGGGATCGTGGCGTACGTAGAAACACTGATACGTGTGATGGTCAGGTCTGCTTGAGTCGACACACTGCCAGCACCGGTGCGGATGACGTGCTCCATCAAATCCACAGTGTCGGCCGGCAGCTCATATGTGGCCACGCCCGGCGTAAGCACCTGCGTGCCTTGCTCGAACGTCCACATGTTGACTCCGCGGTTGGCCCAATCAGCGAACAGCAGGTTCAGCGAACGTCGGGCTGTGCGCAGGTCGTAGCCAGTCCGCATCTCCGAGCCCACGCGCTCGAACGCCTCCTCGACGATTTCAGTCAGGTCGACGTTGAAGTTTGCGACTCCGGATGTGGTCATGATTTACTTCTTTGCGGTTTTGGCAGAGTCGATGAACGCCTGCGCGGTAGGGGCACCTTTTTGCCCCGGTTTGCGCATCTTAGCCCCACGAGCCCGCTTGGCGTTGATGTTGGCGTACAGCCCCACAGGACCGCCTTCAGCGTACTGCGTGAAGTCGGTGTCATCCCGGCGCGCTTTTTTAACGCCGCCGGGCATTTTAGAGGGGGCGATGGCCCCCATTCCGCGGCTGGCTCGCATGTTACTTCTTCTTGGCCATGCCGCCGCTGCACATAGCGATCTGCTTGCCCTTGGTGTGACCCTTGGTCACGACGCCATCTGCGCGGGTTACGCCGCCGGACTTGAGACCGGCATGAGCCTTGGAAGCGGGCATGCTGGCGTGCTTGGCCAACGAGTCAGCGCCGCCTTTTTTCTTGTCCATCATCGCCTTGAAACCGGCGTTCATTTTTGTAGCCATGGTGTACCACCTTTGAGAATGCGGGTTCAACCGCGGTTGGAAATTCGTTACTCTTGCCCAGAATCGGGCTTCTTACGGCGGATCAACTCCGCAAACGGCTTGCCCGTCACCATCTCTGCGATACGCATCAGGGTCCAGACAGCACCAATCAAACCAAACACAGGGGTCAACATCTGCAAAAAGGACCCAATTGCTGCAAACACAGAAAGAATGTCCATCGTGTTCTTTACGGTGTCGTGGTTTTGTGTCATTTCAGCACTTCCATCTTGCCAGTGAAGCCGCCTTGCGGGTTGGCTGCCCCTTTTCGTCCTTCATCGGGCCGGGCATGCCCGACATCCGTGCGCAGAACGAGTCCTTGCGCGCGCCACCTTGGGGCTGTGGAGCCTTCAGGTTACTTCCGGTCTCCCGGTTGTACTTGGCGCGACCCTTTGCAGTCAAGCCCGCCCCTTTGGAGACCGGCAGCTTTTCGCCACGGCCAACCGCAAGGGAGGGGCCTTTCTTTTTTGGGGCTGCTGCTTTAGCCATAGAACACCGTTACCGATGCAATATTGGTCAGTGTTGCATACACATCGGTCTCAAACAAAACGCCTTCCTGTGGAATAGCCACATAGAACGAGTTGGGGTTTGAGTTGGATGGGATGTCAATTTCAATCAGCGTTGTGCCGCTGGAGCCGCCGTCTTTCAACAGGAGCGTGCCCGCTGCGCTTGCAGTTGCGCAAATCGAAAACCCTTTGACCCGTGTACGACCTGCGTAGACGGAGCCAGAAGCGTTGACGTGTTTTGCGCTTACATCACCTTGCATTGCCATAATCAATCTCCTTTAAAGCAGGGGCCGAAGCCCCCGAGATCAATTAAGCTGCAACGGCGCCGTTCAATGCAACGATGGCCCAGCCGGCAGCGGTGTACACCAGAGTGGCGGACTCGCCGACACCGGTGAACGTGATGGTGGAGAAGCCAATCTTTGTGGTGGGTGTCAACACAGCGGAGCCGCCGTCAACAGTGTGCACAATGGTCTTCAGCTGGCCGGCAGTGCCGTCAGCCAAAGTCAGGGCTTGAGCCGAACCTGTGGAGGTCAGCGAGGTGACCATGTTGGTGACGTCAACGGCGCCGGCGCCAGACAAAGCTTGTACGCCACCAACGAGGGCGTTGCCAACAGACGAAGTGACGGTTACAGCGCCGGTGGTGGAGCTGATGGAAATGGTTTGGAAGCCGTTCTGCGAGCGAACTGGGCCGGAGAAGGTGGTATTAGCCATGATGATTCCTCATGCGGTTAAGGCGTATCTGTCTGCATGACGTCGGCCCGGAGCCGTCAGATACACCGGAAAAGTCCGGGGGTGTGTGCAATATACCCCAAAAGAAAAGGGCCCACAAGGGGCCCTTCTCAAATATTCCCGAAGGAATATTAAGCGCCGGGAGAACCGTAAGCGCCCAGTGGGTCAGACACGCCGAAGCTGTAACGCTCGCGGGCCTTGTAACGGACGTTGCCGGTGTCGAAGTCACCGTCCATGGAGTTGCTCAAAGGCGAACGCACGAAGTGCTTCAGACCGTTAGGCACGTCAGTCATCAAGAACCAAGCGTTTGTGTCAGTCAAGAAGTGGTTCACGGTGTAACCACCGGGGATCGAACCGTTGTTCTTGATGGCGTTGATGTCGTTGTCGGTTGTACCAACGCGCAGTTCTGTTTCCAGCAGGCGGGTAGCGACGAACATCAATGCTGGTGGAACCACCAACTTCTTAGGCTTGGCTGCGATCAGCAGGCCGCGTTCGTCTGTCCAAGCAGCGATCTGAATGACAGCGTTTTCCAACGATGTTTCGTTCAAGTCGGCAGCAGTGGCAGGGCGGTTGCTGTTGACGCCACCAGAGATCAGGGGGTGGGCTGTCGAGAACAGAACTTGACCGTCACCATAAGTGGGGCCACCGGCAAAGCCGTTGTTCAGAACCGAGGCAGCTTTGACCTGCTTGGTGTAAGCCATACCACGGGCCAGAGCCTTGGTGTAGCGGCTGGACAACGAGTCATACAAGTTGTCTTCCACTGCTTCTTCCGTGATGGAGAAGCCCATTGCAATGGTTTCGTGGGTGTAACGAGCAGTCCATGCTTCTTGTGCGTTGTCATAAGCGATGGCAGAGCCTTCGTTCTTGACAGGAGCAGCGGAGAAGCCCGACAGCTTGGTTTCTTCTTCAAAGCTACGCTCCGAGGACTCGGTTTCGTAGATTTCTTTGTGCTCTTCGCCGTACTTAGCGTACTCCAGACCGAACAAAGCGTTCAGGCCGGGGAGCAATTCCTTGAGCAGTTGTGCGCGTGAAATAGCCATGGTTTACTCCTTAAACACCGGTGGTGCTGTTGTATTGGTGGGTGTTGATTTTCACCAACAGTTCCACATACGAATCCGAACCGGTTGCTGTGTCAGGCACAACGTCGATCACGCGGATTGGCAAAGTGGCGGTGGTGTTTGTGCTGGAGCTCAACACTGCGACGCCGGAATCACCAGTTGTGGTGTTGCCTGCGTTCTGCACCAAGGCCATGTTGGAACCCACCACGCTGCGGCTCACGCCAGCAATCACGGTAGTGCCCGACACGACGGCCACTTTGAACAGAGCTTGCTGGTCGTCAACCACATAACCCACTGGGTTGGTGGCGCCGGCTGGCAGGTTCTGAGCGTAAACGGTTTGGCCCAAGGAGTTTGTGTAGGAACCGCCAACGAACACACCGCAAGGGGTGGCTGCTGTGGTGCCGGTGTCCTTGTTCAGGTAACCGTCAACGATGAGCACTGCGTCACCAAAAAAGGTGGCAGTGTAGCCAGATGCCATAGGAATCTGGCGGAAGGCGCCTGCGTACGGTTTGCCATCAAGAGAGTTGATGGGTTTCAGACCGTACGGAGCGCTGACTGTTGGATAAGCCATGTTAATACCCCAAAAAAGTTAAATACCCTTACCGAAAGTGACTTTGGTGCTGCGTTCTTTGAACATAGGCATCCGTGGGTCATTCTCGCGCATGTAGGTGTTGTCCACTGATTGCATCTGCGCGTCAGCTTGTTGGCTGTAATACGCATTCCGCTGGTCAACGAACTCCACCGGGGTTTTGCAGAGCAACAGACCGCCGACTTGAACCGAATCAGGGAACCGCTTGTCATCGGTACCGAAGAGACGAATCTCGGGGTGGTCAGAAGCCCGTACAGGTTCCCAGCCTTCGCGGAGCTTTGACGAAATATTGGTCGCGTCATCCTTGTTCAGCGTGCTGATACGAATCCAACGGAACGCATAGCCCGGCTCCGGTGTGGGGTCGGGCAGAAGTTGGGGCGGCAGCCACTTCGCTGGGCGAGTGGTGGATGCACGAGTCGTCAGATCACGCTTATCACGAATTTGTTCAGCCATTTTATTTCCTCATTTCTTCCGCAACCTTACGCGCATAGAGTTCCAAAGGAACACCCAGCCGCTTGGCGATTTCGACCTGCGATTTGGTAAGTACGACCTTTCGGGGCGCAGTACTCCGCGTTGCCGGTGCGACAACATTCGATGTTTTCGGCGAAGGAGTCGCATCCGCCGGCTTCTCAGACTCGAATGCATCTGAGAATCTTCCCCGCATTTCGGCGTCGATTGCCTTGTAGTAATCGTCGCTGCCTAAGGTAATCCCATTGTCAACCAGTTCAGAATGAAAGCCAAGTGCGTAAGCTGTCATCTTCTTGTTGTTCCCCCACCACGGATTGCGGTCTTGCCACGCGCGCAGTTTCGGGTCAACTTGTGGCTCTGGTTGAGCTTGTTGCTGAGTTTGTACCTCAGTTTCTGTATCTTGTAAAGGGGTAGGACGGAAATTCTGCACACGGTCCACATTCAGCTTGGCCGTGGTCAGTGCTTCCTGCGCGTCAACCAGCGCATCAGAGTCGCCAGCTTCATACGCCGCCTTGTACTTGGCCTTGGCTTTTTCCATCTCATTGGCAGCCACCAACTTGGCCTGCTCAATGTAGGCGGTCTGGCCGTGAGACAGCGTGCCCTTGAGCTTCTTGTTCTCTTCAATGATGGCCTGCGCCATACGAACAGCTTCCTCGCGCTCACGCACGGCGGCCTCTTTGGCACGGCGCTCTTCGTGGTAGCCCTTGGTGAAGTGCTGGATGCGCTTGCGCACGCTCTCGTCGTACTTGGACAGCTCGTCGTCGGTCACGTCCTTGGGCGGCTCGGCCATCGGCTTGCGGCCGCGGTCGGCTTCAGGGGTGTCGTCAACGACTTCGATTTCAGGCTTCTCTTCGGCCTCAGGCGCCACCACCGCGCCGCCCTTGCGGGGATTCTCCTCGACCTCGTCGGGGAACTCGAATTCAGTTTTTTCGATGTTCATGGCTGCTCCTTATGGACGTTGGATGCCGCGGGGGTCTTGGACAACCGCTTCGACGGAGTCATCATTGATGAGTCGCCACTCGGTGCCGTGAATCTTCATGCGGGTGCCGCTGTTCGGGCGAACCAACACGAAGTCGCCGACCTTGCAGCTTGCACCGCTCGGGAACCGCTTCTCGTCTTTAAAGGCATCAGGGCCCATCTTTGCCACGAACAGCACTGGAGACAGCAGCTCTTCGTGCATCATGGTCTGGCTGGCTTTAAGCAAGCCGCCTTCGTACTCTTCTTTGGCCTCTGGAAGCATGCACAGGAGGTGGTATGTCACTGGGTCGGGAATCTGCTTGGCTTTGTCCTCAACAGGCTTGTTGAGCAGGCCAGACAGGTCCACCGCTTGGACGTCGAAGTTAGTCGTCATCGTTCTCTTTCAGTCTACGCAGGAGGTCGTTGATTTCGGACTGTGCGGTCAACAGACCCCGGATAACCCCGCACAGGTTTTGGTAGGCGGGGTAGTCTTTAGCCACCCCGTCACCCAAACTTTCAATCAGTTCTTGGCGCCGCGTCTCCAACTTTTCATGGAGGAGATCAAGTACTTTGCTGTCCATCACTCACCCTTTTTGGTTGGTTTATCCATGGCCGCGCGGCTCTTGGCGATGTCGATGCCCATGCGGACACCCTCGCGCTCTTGGTCGGACTGCAGTTTCTTCTCCGCCTGCTGAGCTTGCTGGCCGGCTTTGAAGCCATCCAGCTCCATCTTGCCTTCCAACGCTTGCTTTTTGAGCTCCAGCTCGTCGGCTTTGGCGGCGGAGTCGAGCTGCAGCTTCTTCTCTTTGATGCCGATCTCGCGCTCCTTGAGCGCCAGTTCCTGCTGCTGCATCTGAACCATCGGGTCCTGTTGCTGCTGCTGGGCCTGCTCTTGGGCTGCCTTCGCCTGATTCACCTGCAAAACCTGCTGAGCAGCCTGAGCCATCATGCTCGACAGGGCCAATTCGACCTCTGGTGGCAGGTCCTGATCGTCTGGCGGCAGGGAGATACCCATCTGCTGCTCGATTTTCTGGCGGTAGGCAAAGCCTGCGTGCTCCGCAATGTGAGCCATCATGGCTGCCTGCATGGCCTGCGCCTGTGGGTTTTGCCCGATCAACTTCATGATCTCGGGGTCCTGCATTGCGGACATGTGCACCTGAATGTGCGCTTGGTGGTCCTGATACTGGAACGCCTTGACAGGTTTCATGTTGATGACGGCCATGTTCTCGAACACGGGGTCCTTCGGCTTCATGTCTTCCTTGAGCGGGATCAGCTTGTCGGCGTTCTTGATGCCCAAGACCTCAACCATCTGGCGGTGCAGCTGCGGCAGGTCATAAATCTGGGGGGCGCCCTGCGACATCTGGAACACAGCTTGGTACTGCATGATCCGCTGGGCCATGGTCGAGCTGTTGGGGTCCGACACGGGGATCACGTCCACCATGTCGTAGTCCGCGCGCTTGGCCGCGCGGTCACCGCCGGCCGGGCTGTACTCGTACGCCACAGGGGTGTTGTCGCGGATGATCTCTTTGAGGAGCTTGAACTCCTGCTTCATGGCGAAGTGCACACGCGCCTGCACGGCCGACATGGTTTTCAGCTGACGCTCCAGCAAAGCCAGCGTGGTACCCACCGGAGCGTTTGCGCTCATGTCGGAGACGTTCATGTCCGCAATCGAGCCCAGACGGCGGGCTTCCTCCGTGATGCGGTCCAGCAGAGCTGCCAGAACTTGGCTTGGCTCCTTGTACGGCAGGGGCATGATGTTGTCACGCACAGTGCCGCTGGTCACGTCCACGTCGCGGAACTCACCGGGAGCGATCGGGGTGTCGTCGCCTTTGATGCGCAGGCCGCGGGCCTTCAAGCCACCGGGCAAGTTGCTCAGCGTGCCGGCGTCGACCAGCTGACGAATCAGGGATGTGCCCGCACGGGCGTAGCCGCCAATCAGGTGGATGTAGCCGATGCCATAGGCGCCGAACCCGGGGATGTAATCGTATTGGACGAAGTGCTGGCGCTTGAGTTTGACCTCGTCGTCCTCTTTCCAGTTACGGTAGATGGACAGGACTTCGTTGGTGCCGCGGTCGATCGTGATGACGTATGGGCGGGCCACTTCATCCTCGTCCTCGTAGCCGGGCAGGTCCATGTCGACGTGCACCTCGAAGAACTGGTAACGGTCGTCGTCTGTGAGGGAAAAGCCTGTGTCCTTGGCCTTCTGCTTCTCAATGTCGGAGGGGTACGACTTGGGCTCGCCCAGATCGACATCACGGTAAAACCCGGTGACCTGCAGCTTCTTGACTTCGTTCTTGGTCTTGCGCAGGACGTGCGTGGCGCGCTCGGCTGTGCGGATGCCGGTCGATCCGTAAGGGAGGATCACGTCTTCGGCGGGCACAAAGATCGAGACCTGACGGTTCAAGCTCGGGTCAAAGTAGACCTTTTTGAACGCAGCGCCGGCCAGTCCCAAGTTGAACAGCATGCGCTCGTGCTCAGGGCGGTACTCGGGCATCTGCTCGGTGAGCTTGAAGTTCATGTCGTCGCGCACGCGCTCGGCAGCTTCTTCCTTGAGCTTGTCGATCGCACCGATGATTTCGGTCTTGACGGGGCCCTGAGCTGGGAACGTCTCGATGATCGTCTCGGACTGGAATCGCACAGCCGCTTCTGTCAGCAGTGTGCTGAACACGCCGCAGGCGCCGTCCCACGGCTCGGTGCGCTCTTCGTACTTCATGCCGAGGACTTCGAGGCCCTTGGTATAGATGTCAACCCAGTCTTTACGGCCGGTGATGTCGGCTTCGATCAGCGCAACCAGATCAGACGCCACAGTCTGCAGGTCGCCCTCATCCATGAACTCGGCGAGGTTGGAGTCGAACTTCTCTGAGCCGTCGTCCCGCTCTGGCATGAGGTCAATCTCCATGCCGTCGATGCCGATCTTCACGCCTTCTGGGTCTTCGATCTCAATCTCAATCGCGGGGGTGTCGTCGTGCTGGATACCGGCAAGGGGGTCAAGTCCCATGGGTGCGGGTACCAGTGCGGGGTTCATGCTGTTCGATGCGGCCATTTCGGGTCCTTAGTAATACGCGGCCCGGCGGGGCTGCTGGAAAGCTTGATTATCCTCGTGGTCTGTGCTTAGACGCAACAGGCCACCTTTGCGCACGCGCATCAAGGCCAGAGTCATCGTGTCCACCTCGTCGTCGTGCTCGCCGGCCGGGAACGCCAAAATCTCCTCGACGGTCTGCGCAGCCCACGAAGTCTCGGGGAACCAGACGTGGCCGGAGGCGAACATGTCGGCTACGGCGTTGAGCCGGGCGATCTTGTCCTGACCCTTACCCGGGCTGAAGTCCTGCACAAATACGCCAGAGCGGCGCATCTCGTCGATCAGCGGCTGACCGCTGGCTTTCGCTTCCACAATCACGCTGTCCGGCTCCCAGTCGGCGTACTGCTCGTGGGCCATGGCTTTGAGCTCGGGGAACTCATACTTGCCCTTGACCTTGTTGAGCAGAATGACGTTCTGGGTGTTGTCCTCCTCGTTATGCCACACACCCCACGTATGGCACACAGAAAAGTCCGAGCGCTGCTTGGTGGTGAGCGCCGTATCGAACGCCTGCACGGTGAAGTCAATCTTGGGCGGCATATCGCCCTTCCACCATTTAATCCATTCCCGCTTGATGATCGCAGCCTCGGCAGCTGTTGGGTTCTGCTGGTACTGGGCATACCACTGCCACATGATGTGGTGCATCGACGCCCGAGTCTGCTGCAGGCTTTCTAGTGTCCACTGCTCTGGCCAGATGGATTTCTCGTTCTCGGTGCCCTCGTTCAGGATGGCCGGGAACTCAAACGCCTCGTAGTTGTCTCCGCCCTCGTTCATGGCAGAGTCTTTGAGCAGCCGGCCGATCAGGTCCCGCTGGTGCCACCGGGTGTGGAGTACGCAGATTTTCCCGTCTGGCATCAGACGTGTTCGCAGACCGGCACTGAACCATTCGTAGGCGTTGTCCAGCGAGTTGGTGTTACCCGCCTTGATGTCCTGCTCGGACAACGGATCGTCAGCAATGATGAGGTGGGCACCTCGGCCGGCCAGCGCGCCGCCCACACCGATCGCAAAGTATTCACCGCCCGCAGTGGTGTTCCACTGGGCAGCCGCCTTGGCGTCACTTGCAATCTTGGTGTTCGGGAAAATTCGGGCGTATTCCGGAGAGTTAATCAGGTTCCGCACCTTGCGTGCCATGACAATCGCCAAGTCAGCAGTGTGGGACGCCACGATCACCTTGTGGTCCGGGTGCCGGCCGAGGTACCAAGCGGGGTAGTAGATGGAGATCATCTGGGACTTGCCCATACGCGGCGCCATGCTCACGGCGATCCGGTTTTTGATGTTCTCCTCCACATCCATCAGGAGGGAGCCCAGCCTTTTGAGGTGGGCACCGAATTTGTAGCTCTTGTCGACCGCCGCAATGAACGCAAGGAAGTCATCCTGCGCCGCCTGCACAGATTTACGCTCTTCGAGCTCATCAAACATGGCCAGCAGCTCCGCCGCCTCGGCATGAGGCATGCTTTTCACCAATTTTTCGACGATTGCGGGCGTGAGCTGCATTTTTTGGGGTGTTTATTTGGCGTCTACGTCGTCAACGGAGATTTCTGGCATGGTTGGCCGGGCAGTTGGGGTCACTTCCCCCTCAATTACCTTGGTCAGGCGCTCGCGCAGCAGCTGTTCGAGCTCTTCAGTCGGCCGATGGCGCATCGTGATCTCGGTTTTGTCCGTAAACAGCCCCACGTCGGACACTTTGCCCAGCAATTCCAGCGATTTGAGCCGGATTCGTGGGTCGGCATTGGCAGTTTCTGCCAAAAGCTTGTTGGTTACGTATGTTCTGAGCTGCGCCGCGGACTTCACGACGGTCTTGTCGTACTCGTTGAGCAGAGATTGCAGGTAAACCACCACCGGTGGGGACGATAGGTCCTGATCCGAGGCCAGTTGCTGGCCTGAAAAGATGGCACGGGCCAAATCTTTGTCTTCTTCGGCAATCTGGGAGGGGTCTGGCAGCCCATCGGAGTCCACCAATGCAGACATGGCAGCAGCCACCCGGGCCTCAAGGGACTCGAATGTGGGTGAGAAGTCCGCAAGCGGGACGTCGTAGTCGATGGTTGTCTGGTATGCCATGGGAGGGAATCGCACTCCTGTGTGTTGGGCGGATTGTAGTGTAATTTTTTTAGCCATGCATTTTATTTTCGATGGGGGGCCTTTCCTGTATGAAGGGGGTGGGGGTCCCCCAATATCGGAATTCCGATATTGGGTTTAATTATATATAGGAGTGTGGGGAAGAGGTGGTGGCGGCTACGACACTCAGCGTAAGCGGACGCGAGGAGTCCCAGTTGCCAGTTGGACGCCCCGGGGTAGGGTGGGGTTTGGCCTCCAGACTTTTAAGGTTAGGAGTTTGGGTAAGCGTTGACAATACCTATATACCTATATACAATTGATCCCATCGACGCAATACCGCTTCGATACATCCTAAAGGAAATCATCATGTCAGTTATCAATGCATCCATCATCAACGCCGTCATCAAGTCTTTTGAGGGCGAAGCCAAAGCCATCGCCAAAGCTCGCACGGCTCAGGACAAAGCCATCCAGTCAGCACTCGATGCCATGTTTATCGCTTGCGACAAGCCAAAGGCTGAGTTTCTCAAAGGTAACGCCAAGACCAATCCAGCACGGGGCCAGATCAAAGGCATGTTCGACGCCATCGTCGAGGCCGGTTACATCAGCAAGTCGTCAGGCGCATCGTATCAGTCAGCCTTCTGGATTGCCTTCGAGCAGGGCGTCGAGTTCAAGCGTGATCTGAACAACAAGAAAGACAAGACCGAAGGCGGCGAAGCCAAGACAAGCGCCAAAGCATCGGGCGCAGTGCAAAGCACCAGCCGCACCGACTTGGACAAGACACTCAGCAAAGCAATGGCGCAGGCCCGCTTGCTTGGCTTGCTGGATTTTGCGGCTGACTTGGTTGACTTGTGCCAAGACCGCTTGGATGGTTTCGAGGAAACCGTGCTCAGCAAGTGATACCCAAGGGCGCAAGCCCTTGCCGCCCGGCTTCGGCCGGGCTTTTTTTCGCCTGTACTTTTTGGAGCCCGAGTTTCCCCACGTCTGTGGGGAAACGTCATAGTAGTGCGACCGTGCGGGAGAGTGAGCGGGAGTACACGCAGCCGAGTGTGAGGGAGTGGCAGGCACCGGGCGACCGCAGCGCCGGGCCGCCGAAAAGTTTTAAGCTTAAAAGTATTGCCTTGTTGTTGTTGCGGAACAGACGTACAAAAAATCAGGGTGCGTTACAAAACCCCTGTATCAGAACTAAAGCAAAATAGCCCACGGAAAAACTGCAATGAAATCAACAACTTACAGCAGAGAGAGAGAGAGAGATTAGATATTTATTTGTTTATTGTTACTGATGTACAGGCTTTTAGGTATGAAAAGCTAGGAAAGGTCTTTGGCTCATTGGCAGAAGTTTTAATGTTAAAAGTTTGGCCCGGTCAAGGGGTCTCTGGCAGGCTCCACAACCCCTGTATCCACGTCACCGTGAAGATAATAGCACCCCCGTTCTCCTCAACCCCCTGTGTTTGTGGGGCTTCCACGCAATCACTTTACATTCCTTGTATCGTAGCAACTTTCCCCATTTGTGTACATCTGTTCCGCAACAACAACCAGCGAACCCGTGATATACTGGGCACCCCAACAACCAGTCAAGGACTACTATGACCGACCCCATGACCTCCATCACCCTCGAAATCCCCACCGCCGTGGCCCACAAAATCTCCGAGACTGCCCCCGGCACCCTTGCAGAGACGGCACTCATCGCCCTGCGACTCTACCACGGCTTGGGACTCGACGCCCGCACCACACTCACCGAGCTGGCCACACACCACAGCCTCACCCCTGCCAAAACCCTGCGACTTGCCATTGAGCAACTGAAGGCGGACACCACACGCTTGCAGCTTGGTACGGGCACGGCTGGCCGACCCATTGTGAACGGCGACCGTGATGCAGATATATATGCCAAGACCCGGACAGGCATCACCCATGCCACCATCGCCGCTGCGTACGGCATCTCCCTCGTGCGCGTTGGGCAGATCGTGGCCAAGCAACGTGCCATAAATAAGGACACTACCAAACGGGCGACCCGCACCGCCAATGACCCGTGGAATATCGGATTAGCTATGGACGCTGGCCTGAGCGCCGAGGCCGCTGCCGCCCGATACAACCTGACTGTGGACGAAGTGGCCGAACGATACGCCGCCTACCGCGCCAACTTGCCAGCCAACCCCAACATGCTCGACAAGATCAACGCCGGGCGCACCGCAGAGTCTTCGACTCAGGCAGCGTCTTCAACACAGGAAGTTTTAACCTTAAAAGAACCACCACGCAAACTGGCAGTCATCCCACCATCCATGAGGAACCCTGAACTGTTCGCAGAGGCCAAGCCGATCAAAATCCCTGACCCAGCCACAGTGGACATGTCCATGTTTGACCCAAACAACCCAGACTTCGCCATCTAAGGAGCCATTACTATGACAACACCCGCCCCGACCTTTCACACCATCGAGCTTGACCTTCCCCTTGATGTGGCCGATGAACTAGCTGCCAAGGCTGGCAGTGTCGATGCTGCCGTGGTTCACGCCCTGCAGGAATACCTCAAAACCGACTACAACTACAGGGACAAGGTCATCAAACACGTGCACAGCGTAGGCAAAACCGTGGAGGCCATAGCCCGAATCTATGCCATGAGCGAAGCCGACATCACTGCAATCATCAACAGCTAAGCCAAAATGGGCCCTCTACGGAGGGCCCAAACCCCACCGAAATAGCTTGACATATATAGGTATTTGTGATAGAATACATATATCGAGTTGAGCATCGTCTCCACTTTACAGCCAGCCTTATCCATGTGCGGCTCATGTTCGTTAACAACCCAGATACCGTTAGGATTAACCATAACTTTTAAGGTTAAAGGTTTTCCGATCAAGCCGCCGTTGCACAAGCAAAAGTCGTGTACTAGGAATTACGCCAGACAGAGGGACAGCCACCAAGCATCCCCGACATGGATATGAGATCAGTCCCCACAGACGAGAAGGCGTCCCGTATAGCCGGGGCATGAGTGTGGAGTACGAGTAGTGTGATGAACATCACCGAAGAGGAAAGCACCATGCAATGCAAACGCATACTACTTAAATGGTCGGGTTCCTCTGTCAGAAATGAGCCATGAACCCTTGGGGGTGGGACAGCCACCGTGCTGGATATATCACCCCGACGCAACCTATCGTAGTCCAAGATATTTATATATCTTTCAGCGCATGGGCAACCGTGCGCTGTTGAATATGTAAGGAGAAACACATGAACGAATACATCTGGGAGTGGCAGCAAGGTGACGGCGACCACATCTGGCTGAGAGATTTTTCAGGGCGACTGGCCCAAGAACGCAACAACAACTCAAGCTCGGTTGGGTACATCGAGCCGACCAAAGATGGCTGGCTCATAGCATCGTGGAACCCGCACAAGGAGATTGCAACGCTGCCGGACACGATGACCAAGGGTGAAGTCATGACCGTAGCCAAGACAATACTTTTAAGCTTAAAGCAAACTGGAAGTGAGGGAAGAGAATGAAACACAGATGGGAAACAGACGCACGATTTCCAGACGACTTTGATCTGGAGGTGCAGGTCACTGAAGACGACTGGCACATGATCGCCTTCATCCGATGGATAAAAACAGACAAGCACTACAAGTGCGTGTTCATAAACATGGAGGGCGGCAAGTTCCCCGATGGCGAGATATTCAAGACCAAGCGCGGCGCCATGAACTTCTGCGTGCGCCACCTGCCTGTGATGTGGATCAGGCACAACGCAAACACTGGAGACAACTCATGAACTACTACTGGAGGAACGACGCTCGCACCCCACGCCAGCACTGGTTGCACGTTGACCCCGAAAACATAATGATGAGAGTGGCAGGGCTGGTGTATGAGGTCACGCCCGATTCGTTCAGCGTATACGGCGAGGACTTCGAGAAGAACCCCTACGCCCGCAAGTTCCTCGGCACCATGCCTACGCTCGAAGAAGCCAAGGACATGCTGGTCACCATCACGGCCAGCCAAAACCTTTAAGGTTAAAAGTATGACCGACCGAGTAATCAAAGACGGCTACATCCGCATCGTGCACGACGACAGCGTGATCTGGTACATCGACAACGACAAAGAGAATTCCGAGTTCGTCGTTGCACGGTTCCCCTTTGTGCCTGACTACCACCTGTGCGACTTCGTGGATGACAACGACGACATGACCTCGTCCGACCTGTGCGAGCGACCCTTGCAACAGTTCAAAACCCTGACCCAAGCCCTCGCTGTACTCAAACCAACCGAAGGAGAGCAATCATGACAGCACACACCAAACTCAAACTGCACCTCGAACGCTACGCATACAAGCGTGGCCGTAACACAGGCGAAGCCCCTGCCGATTCATCACGCAGAGGCAAGACACACTTCCGTGTCATCCAAGGTAACGGTGGGCAGATGCTGGTGCGTATGCACAGCGCAGACCTCATCACCGCCTATGAGGATGGGCGCATCGTGCTCGACACACGAGGCTGGCACGCATCGCCAACAACACGCTCGTGCATGAACGACGCACTGACTAGCTTCTTCGGCATGGGCTATCTGTTCAGCGTGCGTAAGGGTGGGTACTCGCAGACCGGCGTACGCATGAACGGCAAGACGTACAGGTACTATGACGGGATGGCGTTCGACGCCGAGGGCAAGCTGATGGGCCAAGCCAAGCAGTTCTCAGCCAAGCGCCCCGACCGTGAAGAAACCGCCGAGTTTCGTTTTGACATTAAACATTCGGGGTTCGTTGATATGTTCCCTGTTCTGTATGCGGCGGCCGAGGTTCCTGAGAAATCGTGGATTGCAATACCCACGTACAAAATCATGGCCTCTGACGTTCACTCCAACTACTGGCCTGACCTCGTGGCGCTTACAAAGTACAGCACCTACTGGGCACGGCATTGCAACAAACCATCGCACCCCGATCACAAAGCTGCACTGAGGTCACTCATTGCAAGCCAAACCCGAACAATGACCAAGCTCGTCGATACCGACGAGACAGTCTTGTAAGCCGAGCGAAAGCTCAAACCTTTAATCTTAAAACTTAGGAGTAGACATGACAACCCATCGTCGGTAAAATACAGCTTTCACAGGAGCTTTTCATGAACGCAAGTTACCGACACGGACAGTCCCCACGGGGCGCACAGACCAACATCTACCGACGTTGGCAACACATGATTCAACGCTGTCATAACCCAAAGGACAGAGACTACCCCCGATATGGTGGGCGAGGTATTTCCGTATGTGATCGTTGGCGATATGCAGACGAGACGCATACTGGGTTCGAGTACTTCCTCCTCGATATGGGGCTACCACCTAGCAGGTCACACTCGATTGACCGCAAAGAAGTGGATGGGGATTACAGCCCCGAGAATTGCCGGTGGGCTACGCCTACTGAGCAAGCCAACAACCGTCGAAGCACAAAAATGCTGACCATCGACGGCGAAACAAAACCGTTATCTGACTGGTGCAAACAATACAGCATCGGCAGTAAGACGGTACTTTACCGCCTCAAGCACAGAGGCATGACCCCTAAAGAAGCAATCACAACGCCACTTACGTGGACAAAGGAAAAATCATGAGCATGTCTATCAATCTGAACCAAGCCGCCACCCTGATTCGCAATGTCGGTACGACCAATACATTGTTGCTTCGCGGCACCCCCGGCATCGGCAAATCATCCATCTTGCAGACACTCGAACGTGAACTGCCGGACTATCAAATCTGCTACATCGACGTAGCCAACCTCGACCTCGGCGATCTGGGCATGCCTGTGATCGACAAAGACACAATGGTCACCAACTACGCACCCAACGCTCGCTTCGGTGTAGGCAAGGGCCAGACACGCCCTGTCGTGCTGATGCTCGACGAGTTGGGTAAAGCGTCACGCCCTGTGCTCAACATGCTGTTGCCTGTGATTCTCGAAGGTCGCATCGGTGATGTGCCCCTGCCTACCGGCTCCATTGTGTTCGGCACAACCAACCTCGACACTGACGGCGTGGGTGACAACATCCCAGCCCATGCGTTCAACCGTATGACTGTCGTGACTGTGGCCAACCCATCGGCCGACCAGTGGATTGACTGGGCATCGGGCCACAACGTAGCCCCCGAGGTGATGGCGTTTGCCAAGCAGTACCCGCAGGTCTTCGACTGCTATGCAGACCTCGACAAGAAAGACAAGAACCCCTACATCTTCAACCCCATGACGGGCAACGTGCGGGCCTTCTGCTCACCTCGTTCACTGGTCAAAGCATCGAACATCGTCAAGCAACGCAGTGTGCTCGGCACCTCGTTGATTCCAGCCCTCGCAGGTACTGTCGGTGAAGCCGCAGCCCGTGACATGGAAGCCCTCGTGAATCTGGCAGATCAGTTGCCACTGTTCGAGAACATCGTGAAGGCTCCGACCAAGACCAAGGTGCCCGATAGCGTAGGTGCCCTGTTCATCCTTGCGTTCATGCTGGCAGGTCGTGTCGATGCTGACAACCTCGACCCTGTGATGGAGTACGCCGAGCGTATGTCTGCTCAGTCATTCGAGGCGCATGCCCTGTTCGTTACATCCCTTGCATCCAACCGCGCCAAGGTGGGTATGGCATGTAAGAACCGTAAGTTCACTGCCGCCGCCGCCAAGCTCGGCAAATACTTTTAAGGTTAAAAGATAGGAGCACATCATGAAATCAAACACTGACCTGACCCCCGAGACCAAAGACATCGACCGCGCTGCGGTCGTAGCCAAGTTCCGGTCAAACCTTGCGTCCCAAATGGAGACGGCACTCGACAGTTTTAACGCAGACAAAATCGTCCGGGAAATCGTAGCCGATGCCAAACGCCAACAAGAACAATTGGTGATGCGGGTGATCGGGCTTGACACTAGATATGGCGGAAACTGGGAGGTCGATCACTGCAACGGACGCATGAGCAACATAACCGAGTTCGTCAATCAAACGTGCGGCCCCATGCTGCGCGAAGCCCTTGCTGAGCTAATTAAAGATGAGGTCGAAGACCTGCGGAAGAAAGTTCGACCGAAACTCAAGGCCGCTATCGTCAAGGAGTTAAACAACAACTGGAATCGGTCTATAGACACTGCCGCCGCAGAGGTTGTTAAGTCATTGGCCGCGCAGTGCGCGGAAGAATTTAAAGCCGACTTCTCCAAGGACAACGCATCATGCTAATCATCGAACAGCAATCCAACGGCCAGAACATCGTGAAGATCAAGAAGGACTGGCACCCCAACCGCATCGGCAAAGCCTATGCACCGAGCAAGAACTACGTGGACAGCCGCTTCATGGAGAAGGTGCAGAGCGCACTGCTGTCTAAGCGAGGGTCAGGCAAATGAGAGAGTTCACCAAGCATGTGATCCTTGCACTCAAGGAAGACGATTGGATCATCAATAGTCGAGCGATCAAGCACGTCAAATCGTTTCTCGTCATTGAGACCGACGGCATGCAACCTTACGAGGTGCCGTTCAAGTTCACTTGGTGGGAGCGCCGAGTAGTCGGGTACTACGTGCGCAAACTGCGCGACCGCATGCTGATGGCTAAGCTCATTGAGTACAGGCTCAACCCACGCAAACCGTCGAACTACTCACACGAAGACACGTTTCTCAAATAACTTTTAACCTTAAAGGAAATCAATCATGACCGCTAACGCTTTTGACATGGTGCGCAAAATTCGCCACCTCCCCGGTTTGCAACTCAAAGCAACCATCGACCCAACACAAATCAGCAAGCGTGTGAAGAACGCCGCGCAGAAGATGCTGCGCTCTGGGGTACTGGTGGGTGGCTACACAAGCAAGTCTCGTATGCTGGCTGAGCAGTTGGAGTCAACCTTTGGGCAGCCGCTCGTTGGTAGTGCGACTAACTGGGGTGCGTTTATCAGAGACATGTCTATGGTGCCCAAGGCTGGACGTGACCAGTTGGTGGAACTCCTCAACGCATCACGGCTGATCGAGCATGCGGGCCATCCGAACACCACCTACATCAACCCACGATACGAACGTATGGTGGAAATCGCCAAGAACACCCGAACCGGGAAGGTTTCGTTCAACGCATACAACAGAGACATGAACATTCAGATCATGGAGTTCGTGGGTTCCCTCCGCACACCTGAGCAGGTTGCCGCACATGCGGCGCTGGCCGACAGGCTGGATGATCCGAAGCCGTTCGCCATCAACATGTACGAATAACTTTTAACCTTAAAAGAAAGCGCAGTAGGTTATAATACTGGCATGAACACATTAACTTATGACCGATTGCGCAAAGTCCTCAACTACGACGCACACACCGGCGTGTTTACTTGGCGAACCAAACTCAGCCGAAAGGTTGTTGTTGGCCGTGAAGCTGGCACGCTAAAACCCAACGGGTATGTATCCATTCGTATCGACCAAAAAGCGTACTACGCGCATCGCCTTGCGTGGTGCTATGTGTACGGTGACTGGCCGGACGAAGAGGTCGACCACATTGATGGGGACAAGACCAACAACTGCATAGCAAATCTCAGGCAGGCCAGCCGTAAGCAAAACATGGAAAACCGTGTTCAGCCCACTGGCGCGTCTGGGTATCGTGGAGTTTGTTGGCTGAAGGCCAACCAGAAATGGCGGGCCAGTATCGTCCATAACGGAAAAAACATCTACTTAGGATTGTTCAACACGGCGGAAGAGGCAAGCGCTATGTACCGCGATGCCGCCGCTTTCTTTCATACACACAACAGGAGTTAATCATGAATGTAGCTGATCGAATCAAAAAATGTCACATCGCAATAATGCAACACAAGAAGTTCTGCGCTTACTCAGGCATCCTTGCCTGTGGCAAAGTAACTGTCAACACCGATGTACCAACGGCCGCAACAGACGGCTGGAACGTCATCTACAACCCCGAGTTCATCGCTGAGCACATGCCCACTGACCCGGAACTGCGCTTCCTTGTACTGCACGAGGCAACGCACAAAGCATACCGTCACATGGTGACATGGCGCGCACTGCACGAGGAGAACGCACGGCTTGCCAACGTGGCCGCTGACTTCTTCGTGAACCTGACACTGCAGGACACTGATGACGGTGAAGGCTTCATCAAGATGCCCAAGATCGGCGTGCCCCCTGAGTCTAAGTACCGTGGCTGGTCTGTCGCCATGATCTACGCTGACCTCAAGAAACAGATGGACGAGCAAGAGGCAAGTGGTGGGGGTGGTAACGGCAATGGTGGCGAGAACGGTGAACTCGACGAGCACGACTGGTCGGGCAACGATGCCAACGGTGACCCCGCCAAGGAACAGCAACAAGCTGACGAGATTCAACGCGCCATCCGTCAGGGCGAGATCATGCGCAAGAAGCTGGCAGGTAAGGGTGCTGGCCAATCGGACGGCTTGTTCGGCGACCTCATGGCCCCCGCCATCGACTGGAAGAAAGTGTTGCGCGAGTTCATCACCGAGACATGCGCAGGTCGTGACGAGTCTTCATGGCGCAAGCCCAACCGCCGCTACCTCGGCATGGACATTTACATGCCCTCGATGGTCGGCACAACTATGACGGAACTCGTGATCGGCTTCGACACATCCGGCTCGATCTTCGGTGGCAACGAGATGACACGCTTCGTGTCTGAGATCAAGACCATCATCGAGGACGTCAAGCCAAGCAAGGTGCATGTGATCTATTGGGACACACGAGTTGCAGGGCACCAGACATTCGATGACGGACAGTTCGCTGTTCAGGAACTCAAGATCAAAGGCGGTGGCGGCACAGACGGTTCTGTGCTGTTCGACTACCTGCGTGACAAGCACATCAACCCACAAGCCATCGTGCAGTTCACTGACGGCTATGTCGGTAGCTGGGGCCGCACTGACGTGCCTACGCTGTGGGCCATCACATCGGACTTGGTGGCACCGTTCGGCACATCCATCAAGGTGGAAGTATGAGTGAACTCCAGAAGCGGTGGACACGCGTTGACCCCGAGGGTGGCGCGACTAGGTGGGTTCTCAAAGGGATAAGCGGGGGGTGGAACCGGGCGGTCATCAAGCGCAATCCCATTAGTGATGAGTGGAGGTTGCTCATTTGGGGCGACGGGGATTGGGGCAAGCCCATCGACGTAAAAACACTACGCGCTGCCAAAGCCCTCGGCCGTATCCTCGCCGCCACAGCGACAAACATTTAAGGTTAAAAGTATGACCGATAAGCGACGATACATCCAAGTGGTACTGCTGGGCATGCCCCGCGACCCCCGACTGGCGGATGCCGCCCTCTTCTTCTACCACGCCGAGGTGCCTATGAATGAGGCACGAGGCTACCTCGAAACCCTTGCGAGAAAGATGAAATGAAATACACAGGCCCTGCCAAACCTATCCCCACGCACATTGAACTTGTCAGTGACAAAGCGGAGCGCATCGTGTTCCTGCTTGGACTGATTGTCGTGGCCCTTGACGTTTTTATTTGGAGACCGTAATGAGCATCAAAGAATTTATCCGCCGCTGGTTGTTGGACGATGACCGCAAAGAAATCCGAGCCAACATTAACTTGCAGGAAACCGAACGACCCTCGACTACCCCTGTGCGTACGTTCACTGTGAGCGAGGCCATGAACGGCACGTACCTCACATTCCAACGGCGCAAGTACAACCCCAACGGGCCAGACGAGTTCCGGCACGAGATGTACATCGTGCAGCCCGATGAGTCCTTGATTGATGCGATCAGCACTGTGCTGGTCTTAACGGAGAAATGACATGGGATACAGATCAGATTTGAAGGTGCTCATCTACCCCGATGCTTGCGCCAGCGAAGAGCAAATGCTGGAGAAGTACGAGCAACTCAAAGTGTTGATGGGCACTACGTTCAAGGAGGTAGTGGACGAATACTTTGGCAGTTGTATGACATGGATGCACAAAGAGCATGCGCTGATGTTCAGTCTGGAGGGCGTGAAGTGGTACCCGGGCTACAAGGATGTGCAGATGTTCGAGAAGATGGTGGAGGCGTTTCGATCGGAGGAAGTCGCCGGTTACTGCACAGAGTACATACGCATCGGAGAGGAGAACGACGACGTTGAGGAGGGCCACACGGGCGACAACAACCAGTACTACCTGTCTGTGCGGCGTTTGATCGACTGCAACATATGACCAGCGACGACTTTGAATGGGTGGAGGATGGCTTTGACGTTCACCGCCTCGCCCACAAGGAGCGCGAGATGACTATCGCGGTCATCAAGAACTTCAACGGGTGGTACATACAGGTGCAGGGGTCGTCACCCAAACGCGTACTGAATGTAGCCGATCACATTGACAGCCTCGAAGCGGCGAAAACCATCGCCATGATTCACGCTAACCAACACATGGATGGATACCCAGATGTCAACACTTACCGCAAAAGAGCTATCCCTGCAGCACCCGAAACGGTTCCAGCAGGAGTATTCAAAATGGACAGAGTACGCCGCCGATTATGACTGGTGGGAATGGACGGAGGAACGACTGCGAGAGACGCTTGCACCTGCTGGTGTGCGTGTTACCCGCATCTTGTTCAGCCTGTCGTACAGCCAAGGGGACTACGCCACGTTCGAGGGGCGCATCAACATCGACATGTGGATGGAAGCCAACAAAGACGGCGACCAGACCTACGCAGAGAAGTACCCTGCCGTGCATCTTGCTGTGCGGGATTATGGCGACTACGCATCGGCCACGACGTACAACCGTTCGTGCGGGGCGCGGGTCAACTTTGACGGCAACGTCATCGGCAACACCTACCCCACGGGCATCTTTGCAGGGCTTGAGCAGGAGGCATGGGACGATCTGGTCGAGGAACAGTTCTACAGCGCGGGTTTTGAGCAAGCGTTGCAGGACTACGTGGACGACATATCACGTCAGCTCTACCGCGACCTGCGGGATGAGTACGAGCACCTGACCAGCGAAGAATCATTCATCGAGTCGTGCGAATGCAACGACGTAACTTTTGAAATTGAAGAGGAGTGCACAGCATGAAATACAAAATATCCGTAAGCGGCATACCGCTCATCCTGAACGAGGCGCAGATGAACCTGCTATTGACCGCAGTGCAGGACGCTGAGCAACTGGCCGAGAAGCATGTGGGCAACCACAAGGGGTCGCAGGGGTACAACAACGCGTACATCCCCACTGTCGAGGTCAAGCAACCGCATGACTGGCTGGGTGTAACCATCGTGGCCGATGACTTCGTTGACGCCACCAAGTTGGCCATGAAGTTGGACCGCGATGAGAGTTAAGTGGGAGATACATGGCAGGAACAACGACGTCCAAGAACTTTACATCCGGTTCAGTGACGGGCAGACCAGCGAGTGGCGCATCGTAGGGTGGGTGCAGGAGTGTTCGTACCCCAAGCACGGCTTCCTCGTCTACTGCCACTGGATAGGCGCTGCGCCTGACTACCCCGAAGGTAAATTGTTCGAGACGGCTAAGCAAGCCCGACGTGCACTCAAAGCATCCGCAGTCGTCGCCGTTGTCGGCGGCTTTCGCGGCATCAAATAAACTTTTAAGGTTAAAAGAAATGAATGACATGACACTACTGACCAAGATTGTAGTCGGAGACGACTACGGGGCCCCGGCCATTGATGCCGCCATCGGGAAAACAATCAGCAACATGGCGCTTACCAACGACGTGCTGCACATTACGTTCACCGATGGGTACAGGCTGAACATCTCTGATGAAGGGCAGTCTTGCTGTGAGCATCGGTACATGACCACAGACGACGTGATGGACGAGTACGTAGGCGCGGTGCTGGTAAGCGTATCGGTTCTGGATGCGCCGAACATCGAGCAACTGCCAGACGAGACCGGCTACTGCAGTGCCGACGAGCATGAGGTGCAATTTCTGCGCATCACCACAAGTAAGGGTGACGTAACTTTCGTTACCCACAATGAACACAACGGCTACTACGGTGGCATTTCAGTCTACGCCCGAGGAGAAAACACATGAACTACATCACTGACATCAAACCCTCCGCCGTTGCTGGCGTCGCTCGTTCCGCCATGATGGTGGACCTGCACATCTCCGTGTACTCGGGGCGCAAGCAAGACAAGTCAACCCAAGCCGAGGTCGTGGCCAACAAGGGGGCCAACTCCAAGCGTGCCGCATCCGTGTACAAGAATCTGTTCAGCGAGTGCAAAGAACTCGATGCCCTGACCAAGTTTCAAGCACGAGCACGGGCCGAGCACTACCGCCTCACACTGCCGTGGAATGACCAAGGCGCACGTCTCTTGCCCACTGCCTCACTGCTGGAGTACCAACAGATCATGGGGCGCTATCGCAACGAGTTCGACCTGCTGGTTGATGCGTTCCTCGACAAGTACGACACGCTCGTAGCGGCGGCCGCCTTCCAACTCGGCACGCTGTTCGACCGCAAGGAATACCTGACACGTTCGCAGGTGTCCCTGCGCTTCCGCATGGAGTCGAGCTTCACACCCCTGCCTACCGGCGGCGACTTCCGTTTAGATGTGGAGAGCGAGGTACAGCGCGACCTGATCGCCAAGTACGAAGCCCAGCTCGAAGCCAAGCTGTCACAGGCCAACCGTGATGCGTGGGATCGACTACACGATGCGTTGCTGCGCTTGTCTGATCGACTGACCATCGACGAGGACGGCAAGAAGAAAGTGTTCCACGACACCACCGTTACCGGGGCAGTGGAGCTGTGCGAGCTGCTCACTACTATGAACATCATGAAAGACCCTCAGCTTGAGTCAGCGCGACGTAAGTTAGAGGAAGTATTGTCAGGCATCACACCGAAAGAATTGCGCGATGAGCACAGCACCCGTATTCAAACCAAGCAGAAAGTTGACGCCATCCTCGATGCCTTCGACTGGGGTAGCGATGACAGCGTGGACGCGTAAAGACGTAGGGCGGCTATGGCTAAACACAGTACACCCAAACATGCAACAAACACATGAACGCGAATACCGCTACGAAGAGCGCGACGACATGTACCACCTCAAATGCTGGCAAAACGGCGTTGAGACTTCATGGCGTGGCGAGTTGAACAGCCGACCGGAGTGGCTCAAGCACATCGTCAACACGGCGATCGTAGGGTCACACCTCAAGACGGTTCACGTACCGCCACCCAATGCCATCGTGTGGTTCACCACCGATCTCGACAACAACCTCTTAACCTTTTTGGAACTCACATGATCTACAATAATCGCAGCCCCACAAACCGGCAAGTCTGTGGGGCCACTTCCCAAACCATCATGTAAAGGCATGACATCATGAGCGAGCTGAATTCTACTCGTCTGCGCGAGCTTCTTACCTACGACCCCGCAACCGGCATATTTACATGGCGTATTGGCCGCAAAGGGCGCAGCACCAAGGCTGGGGCCCGTGCTGGGCGTCCGCATGTCAAAGGCTACGAGTGGATTGGTGTAGATGGCGAGCGCATCATGGCGCACCGCATTGCGTGGTGCTACACGCACGGGTACTGGCCACCCCACCAGATCGACCACATTAACGGCGACCGCGCCGATAACCGTTTGAGCAACCTACGGCTTGCGACACCGGCCGAAAATTTGCAGAACAAGAGACACCCCAACGGGGCAAACCCCTATCGAGGGGTACGCAATTCCCACGGGCGTTGGCAAGCATCCATCTACGTGAATAAGAAGTTTGTCCACTTAGGAATGTTTGACACCCCAGAAGATGCCCGCGATGCGTACATACGCGCTAAGCGGGTTCATCACACTTTCAACACCCTCTAAGGACCCTGTATGCGATATGAAAATTTGACAGACGACGAACTTATCCGCGAGGCCGACGGGCAGAGCGGCCTCATCAAAGCACTGAGCGAGCGCCTTGAGATGCGACAGAAGCCACACATGACTGCATTCGAGGAGCAAGCCTTCTTCATGCTGGCGTGTGGCCAGACGGTGCATGAGGGCAACCCGGCGCAGGCCGAGATGTATCGTGAACTGATCGACGAAGAGTTCACTGAGATGCTGCAAGCGGAAGCCGACGGCAACGAAATAGAAGAGTTCGATGCTGTGCTTGACATGATCGTTGTGCTGATCGGTTACGGCCTGTCCCGTGGCTGGCCTATGAACGAAGGCTGGGCCGAAGTCATGCGATCCAACATGGCCAAGATCGACCCGAAGACAGGCACCGTGCGCCGCCGTGAAGACGGCAAGATTCTCAAGCCCGATGGCTGGACACCACCTGATCTGGCGTCCCTCCTCAACCCCGCACAACGCGAAATGTTTTAAGGTTAAAAGAAATGAAGCACTTCATCCTCCTGCTGGGCGTTGCCCTTGGTGGGTACTTCCTCTGGTACTACCTCAACAACCGAGAGCGTGTGTGGGCGACCATCATGCTTAAGCGGCACCTGTTCGCTGTACTGTTTCTCATCGCCGTCGCGGTGTTCTTCTTGGTGGTGCAGACCACCGTTCATTCCACTAAGCTCATCTGAAAGAAATCCATGAAAACTATCCTCACTGCTATCGCTCTCGCATCCCTGTCCGCTTGCACGCAAATCGACACTGGCAACATTGGCGTCGAGTCAACCTTGGGCCAAGTCAAGAAGGAAACGATGCCACCCGGCGTCTACTTCACCATGTTCAAGCGCGTCACTGAGGTGTCCGCCAAAGAGCTGCCCCTGCAACTCAACGACCTGAAGCCACAGACAAAAGACAAGATCACGCTGGCTGACCTCGATGTGGACATCTACGTTCAGATGGACCCGAGCAAAGCCGCCGACATCATGACGCGCTGGCCCGGCGATATGGTCGAGTTCAAGGGTGAAGAAGGCGTTCGTCTCGGCAACAACTACGTCACACGTCAAGCGCGTGAGGCGGTCTACAACGTGGTCTCGCAGTACGGCTCTGATACCGTCCACACTGAGCGCGTGAACATCGCAGCCAAGGTTGTCGAAGCCCTCCAGAATGACCTCGATGACTCGGCTGGCAAGGGCTGGTATTTTGTCCGCTCCGCCAACGTGCGTAACCTAGTGACCGACCCAGCACTTGAGGCTGCAATCAAGGAAAACGCAAACCGCAATTTCCAGATCGCATCCAAGCAAAAGGAAGTTGAGTTGGCCAAGGCTGAAGCAGACCGCAAGCGCGTTGAAGCCCAAGGCGATGCCGATGCCATCCGACTACGCGCAAGTGCTATCACCACTGCTGGCGGCAAAGAATACGTCGAGCTGAAGGCAATCGAGAAGTGGGACGGCAGACTGCCTACCACCATGCCCGGCCAAGTCACACCGTTCGTGCACATCAAATAAGGAGAACAGCATGAAGTTCAATAAGTTCACCAAGCAAGCCATCGTCCGTGCAATCATTCAGGACATCCCACCCATCGACAGCGAAGCCCGTGCCAAGGCTATCCACGAAGCCATCGTCAAGGCCATGAGCCCAGAGGTTCGCAAGCTATTCAAGACCCATCCGAGCGCATTGCGCAAGGCAAGTGTTCGATACGCCAACCCATTCCGCACTTGGGGCAGCGACGTTACCGTGGGCGATGTGACTGATAAACAGCTCGCGGAAATCTGTAAGCCGTACGAGACGCAAGAGGAGGAACGTGCACAAGCGGAGCGCAAGCTGGGCCGCGCGTTCGAGGGTATCAACACACTCAAGCAAGCACTGACCACATTCCCTGAGTTCAAGAAGTACTACCCAACCGAGGAAGAGCCGACTAAGAATCTGCCAGCACTCGCAAACGTCATGGCCGATCTGAGCAAGCTCGGCTGGCCAAAGAAATAAGGAGCACACCATGCCTGATCTGAAATCTGAATTGTCCAAAGTCATCAACTCATGGGAGACACCTGTGGCTACACCAACACCTACTTACGCCCCGTCCGGCCATCGAACCACAACGAACTCAACGCGCACCACATTCAACTACGTGCGTGACAACCCCGGAATGACACGAGCCGAAGTCATAGCAGGTCTGGCAAAGGTTGGTGTGAAGCTCGGCTCCTCATCATCACTGATAGCTACACTGGTGGCTCGGGGTAACCTGCGACTGACCAGTGGCGGTCTGTTGTTCGCTACGCAGAAAGAGTACAAGCCGTTGCCAAACCCTAAAACCCGAGTCGTTAAGAAGAAGGCCGCACCTGTTGTTGAGGCGCCTGTTGCAGCTCCCGCACCGACCGTTGCTACAACCTACGCTACACCCGCCGATTGGACTGTTGAGTCAGTGGTCGACAACCTGAACGTGCGTCAAGCGATGGCTGTGTACGCAGAGTTGCGCAAAATCTTCGGAGAGTGAGATGAACGCCATCATCGCTTTTCTTAAACGCTGGCTTGGCCCTGTCAAGCCCGCACAGACCGATGAACACTGCCCCTTCTGCCATGGCTTGGGCTACGACAGCAGTGGGTTCACTTGCACTTGCTTGAGGGAGAAGAAGCATGACTGAAGTCAGATTTCAAATCATGCCAGCACAAGACCCCAACTGGAAGTGCTACTTGTTTGGCAACACACCTAGCGGACACGGCATGATTTACATCCCGGCGGAGGGCCAAGTGCCCAACTGGTTTGTGCGCTGGATGATGAAGGTGTGCCTTGGTTGCACATGGGTTAAGAAGGAAAACACATGAAAGACGAAGCATTGAAGCTGGCGCTGGAAGCGTTGGAAGACAGGACAAGTCTTATGAAGTGGCAAGCAGCCCGTGATGCAGTTAAAAAAGCCTTGGCACAGCCAGAGCATAAGCCGGTGGCCTACGAAAGCAGAGTCGCTCATATGTTTGGAGATAAGCGATGACCAAAGACGAAGCATTGAAGCTGGCGCTGGAGGCGTTGGAAGCACACGCAGACATCGGCATTAAGTCTGACAAAGCCATCACCGCCATCAAGCAAGCCCTTGCAGCACCTGTGCAGCCTGTGGCGTTTCTTGCAAACGGGACGCGCTTCAAAATCAGCTATGACAGCCGCCAAAGCGGAGGCCAGATTCACGGCATTCCTCCAGAACTTGGCGGGCAATGGGTTGCGCTCGTTGCAGCCGAGGATGATTGCCACCTGAAGCTCGCCACCCCACCCGCAGCACCTGTGCAGGAGCCGACGAAGCTGAAGCCCGAAGATGTGATTGTCGAAACTTACTCAACCCAAAAAGGCGGGTTCGTTCTCAAGCCCGACAACGGCGTGCGCTTGATCCACAAGCCAACTGGCATCGTCATGCAGTGCGCCAGTGAGCGCAGCCAGCACCGCAACCGTGACCAAGCGTGGCGAGACTTGGAGCGTTACCTCTATGGGGCCAGACCTCAACCCGCAGCACAGCGGCAATGTGTTGGGCTGACTGAGCGAGAGATTGAGCTACTTGACGGGATGATTGCGGTGCAACTTGACCATGCAGCGCGGTGCGACGGTATTGCAAACCGCACGATGGCCGAGAAGCAAAAAGGCTGGGACATGGAGCGCGTGGCGCTACTGCAAAAATTAAAGAAGGAAAAATCATGAACATCGTGATCTACACCAAGTCGCAGTGCCCCAACTGCACGACAGCAAAGATTCTGCTGGAAAGCAAAGGGATTAATTACATGGGGATCGACTGCGACAACCCGTACGAATTTGATGGACTTCGCCAAAAGCATCCAGAGGTTAAGCAACTGCCCCAGATATTCATCAACGGTCAGCGTGTCGGTGGACTGGCTGGTCTGCAAGCAGCGTTGAAGGAGATGGGTCTATGAGCGATTACCCGATCAAATACAACCTTCCAGAGCCGTGCGAATACGCCTTTATCCAAACACCAAAACCCGTTGGCTACTGGATTTTGGACCCCGGTGGTGTGGTGCATACGCAGTTTGCGATGTTCAGCAAACCAACGGGCGAGCAGATCAAGAACACCGAGCAAATGTTCGGTTGGAAATGGAAGGACGCTAAATGAAAACAGTGATTGAGATGGCGCGTGAGGCTGGCATGAACCTTACACCTGCACAGTTTTCTGGTGTGCTTGAGGATGAGATAGACGAGTTTCAGCTTAAGCGTTTTGCCGAGCTTGCCCGTGCTGAAGAAAACGAAGCCTGTGCCCTGATCGCAGACGAAGCAGCGCCCTATAACGCAGCGGACCTGATCCGCAAAAGGATGAAAAAATGACAACCAAGACCACACACGACCAGCTTGCGCTGGTGGATGTGTTCCATCACTGGGCTCCGATCGACCCTGCCAAGCCCCCTCCTCGGGGGGTGAAGCTTCTGCTGATTGACGAGCGCTTGGGGGTGGCTACCATTGGCAGTTACTCACCAACGGCCTCGTGGACACACTACGCGGGGCTACCAACATTCAAGAGGGAACCATGAACGAAGAGCCCATCTTAGGATACGACAAGGACGGCAACCCGATCCACGAAACCAAGCGTGGCTACATCTACACCGCAGCCTGCATCATGTGCTGTAAGTGCCGGACGCTCATTCGCGGCTCGGGGGGCCCTATGCACGGGAGCGTTTGCGTACCATGCCACAACAAGGAGAACACATGAACGAAGAAGACCGCCAACTGGACTTGGCCCTTGCCGAGTGTGAGGCTGAGAACCGCCTACTGCGTGCACGCAACGAACGCCTTGAGCGCGAACTGCGAGAGCTGCGGGCACTGCTTGAGGATGACGGGAAATGAGCAACACAAACACAGGTGGGCCAGCGTTTCCAGCATGGGAGCAAGATGAATACGGGTCGAAGTTTTTTAACGAAGGCATGACCCTGCGCGACTACTTTGCTTCCGACGCGATGAAGGGGATTATTTGCGCACCCAATGCAGACGATGACACGACCCCCGCTGTCTATCTTAGTGACGGCCTCGGGTTTTCTGATGGTATGCGAGGTCGTATTGCAGTGGCCGCGTACGCAATGGCAGACGCCATGCTAAAAGCGAGAGCCCAATGAGAAAGCGCAGTAAGTACCGACCCAAGGGGGTCATACGCGACACCATGACTTGGGTGCAGGCTGGCATGAAGCGCGTTGATGCGATCAGTGCTGGCACCACGCTCAAGATCAGGAACCACGATGCCATGAACAGCTTGCGTTTGGGTGCGGCTACGCGGCGCGAGATCGACGCCATCATCGACGCCATGAATGTGGCCGAGGCTTTGTGCAAACGCGGCACGGGTGGTGACTGGCTGGCGGAGATTCAAGCTGCGCAGGATCACCTACTGGAGCTGGCCCGGCGCGGTGTTGCCAACGACATGCGATTCATCGTACGCGGTGAAGAACTCAAGGCGCTCAACCTTGGCATGGAGATACACGACGCACAGCTTGAAGCTGTGACGGTGCGCGAGTTGGAACTCGCCATGAATGATGTAATGGAAAACCTACGCCTCAAGAAAATGCGGCACATTGTGGAGACAGTATGACTTACCCAGAGACATGGCCTGATGGCACCCCCAAGTCGATGAACAACGCCTTCAACTGGCGTGTCGGAGAGGCTACGGCCGTCCCCTTCGTTGCAAACAAGAACCTACGCGCACGCGACCTGCACTCCAATGGAAACATCTACACCTACACCAAAGCCGCGAAGCCGTCGAACAAGTTCACCGGCGGCAAGCCGCCCAAAGGCAACAAAATGTTCACCATCAAAAAGCAGTAACCGACTGTGGCCGTTTCCGGTCGTCATCGGTACACTACCGTTCCTTGAAATCCCACTCCCACCAATCGAAGAAGCCCTCCTATGACACAAATCGAAATGTTTCCTGACGCCCCGAACCCTACCGACGTTGACGCTGTGCTTGCCCAGCGAGGCAGCCGCTACGGTAAATTCATTGACGTCTCCATAGCCACGGTGGCCATCCAAGAAGCGGTGTACGCCAACATGGCAGCCGACAAAATCAACTCACTGGACCCAGATATGTCTGTTGCCATCGACATGATCTGTCACAAACTGGCCCGCATAGCTGTCGGTGATGCCGAGTACGTTGACAACTGGGTTGACATTGCAGGCTACGCTAAGCTCGTAGCCGAGCGGCTTGAAGGGCGGATACTCTGATGGCAACGCCTGAGTCAAAGGTCAAGGCCAAAATCCACGCACTGCTCAAGAAGCACAAGGCGTATGCAGTCAACTACATCGGCGGCATCTCTGCCAACAACGGCACGCCTGACATCCTTGCGTGCCTCAACGGGCGGTTCATCGGCATCGAAGCCAAGGCTGGCAAGAACAAGCCGACCGACCTGCAAACTCTTAACCTTAAAAGAATTGACGAAGCTGGCGGTCTGGCATTGGTCATCAATGAAGAGAACCTCAACCAACTGGAGGACATCCTTGAAGCACCCCACCCCCGATCCAATTACCAGCTTTTTGCAAGACCACTCACCGAAACTGACACCGGAACAGGAACGCCGGTTAAACGCAAACCTAAGGAGGCGTGAACGCTATGCCAAAAAGAAAGACCTCAAGTGGGCCCCAACAGCTGGACTGCTCGGACGGAGCCAAGATGCTGATCGACCAGATGAAGGAACACCCTGAAGAGTTCAAGGGTTACGCTGGGAAGTTCACCAGCATACTGGATAAAGCCCGCACGGCCACGCAAGGTGGCGTCACTGCTATGTCCAAGCGGGACGTCATTGCCATCATGGATGCTGCGGAAACGCACCTCTACGAAGTATGGCTGGCCGAGGATGTGCTGACTCAGATCATGAAGCCGAAGCCGGAAGAAGAAGGAAAAGCGTGGGGCACCACCACCGGGCGCAGTCCGGGTAAGTCAGTGATCGGCCAACTGCAGGGGGGTACCATTTCCAACGCTGCAGCATATTCAAACAGCATCGGGGCCTCTAACACAGCCACCTCGCAGTACATAGAGCAGGTGTACCGGATAGAGCAGGAGAAGTACGCGCTGAAGCTGGAGAGGGAGCGCTACGAGCAAGAGGAATTTAAACGACGCGAACACGAACACGCGATGCGCATCACAAAACCGGGTTGGACGCTCAGATGAAAATTGTCACATTCGATGCGGAGACGTACTACGACCGCGAGTACAGCTTGAGCAAGATCACCACTGAGGACTACGTGCGTTCGCCGCAGTTCGAGCTGATTGGTTTTGCCATTAAGACCAACGACGGCCCCAGTCAGTGGGTGCCCAAGCCTGAGTGCGAGGCGTTCATCAAGTCCTTCGACTGGTCTGACGCGATGGTGGTGTGCCAGAACACAGCCTTCGATGGCGCCATCCTCGATTGGCACTACGGCGTCAAGCCGCTGGTGTGGGCCGACACGCTGGGCATGTCCCGCGCCCTGTACCCGCACGACCGGGCGCATAGCCTCAAGGCGCAAGCCGAACGCATGGGTGTGGGGGTCAAGGGTGACGAGGTGATGAACGCCATCGGCAAACGCTACGCTGACTTCTACGATGCGGAGCTGGCACGGTACGCCGCTTACTGCATCAACGACGTGGAGCTGACGTACGACATCTTCATGATGTACATGGACGCTGGCTTTCCAAAGCAAGAGTTGAAGCTGATCGACCTGACACTGCGCATGTTCATTGAGCCTGTGCTGGAGCTAGACTCTGAGCTGCTGCGTGAGCACTTGGAAGCCGTGAAGGAGGCCAAGCTGGCTCTGCTGGAGACGGTGCGCGACCACATGCTCAAGGACGCTGACCCAGACTACGTGCATGCGATCTACACCGAGGGTATGGACGGCATCAAGAAGCTGCTCATGTCCAACGACAAGTTCGCACTGGCCCTGCAGTCACTGGGCGTTACGCCACCTACCAAGATCAGCGCGGCTACCAAGAAGACGGCATGGGCATTTGCCAAGACAGACGAGGCGTTCAAGGCGCTTGAGGAACACGAAGATGAAAGAGTGCAAGCGCTGGTGGCTGCCCGACTCGGGAATAAAACCACACTGGAGGAGACTCGTACGGAGCGCTTTATTGGGATGGCTCGTCGCGGCAAGTTTCCGGTTCCTCTGCGTTACTACGGTGCTCATTCTGGTCGTTGGTCCGGCCAAGATTCTGTAAACCTGCAGAACCTGCCGTCACGCGGCGCGAACGCTGGCAAGATCAAGAAAGCCATTCTGGCCCCCAAGGGCTACGTGGTGATCGACTGCGACTCCGCGCAGATTGAGGCCCGTGTGCTGGCGTGGCTGGCAGGGCAAGAGGATTTGGTTCAAGCGTTCAGGGACAAGCAAGATGTTTACAAACTCATGGCGACGAAAATTTACGGTATCGCGCTTGACGGCGTCAACAAAACACAGCGTCAGGTTGGCAAGACTGTTGTTCTTGGGGCTGGTTACGGCGTCGGCCACGTCAAGCTACAACTGTTCCTTAAAACCCAAGCGGGCGTTGAAGTTACGCTTGAGGAAGCCAAGCGCATTATCGACACGTACCGCAGCGCTTCCTACAAGATCGCCGACTTCTGGCGTACGGCGGGCGAAGCGCTCACGGCGTTGACGGTTGGTCAGTCTATGCAGGTGGATGCGGTGGGCTTGATACGCGCCGTACCCGGCAAAGGCTTGACGCTGCCAAGCGGTCTGCACATCCAGTACCCCAACCTGCGCGCAGTGACTAACGCCGATACGGGCAAGCAAGAGCTGGTGTACACATCCAAAGGGTTGCCTGTTCGCATCTACGGCGGGAAGGTCGTGGAGAACATCTGCCAAGCGGTGGCCCGTCAGGTGGTGGCCGAGCAGATGCTGCGAGTATCCAAGCGGTACAAGGCGGTGCTGACGGTGCACGACGCTGTGGCCATCGTTGCCAAGGAGGAAGAAGCCACCGAGGCCCAAGCCTATCTGGAAGAGTGCATGAGTTGGGTTCCCAAGTGGGCGACTGGCCTGCCTCTGGCATGTGAATCCGGCATGGGCGCTTCCTACGGCGACTGTTGACTGGTAAACTGGGGGTCCAAACAAACCTCCGGTTCACTTCTATGGCACTCGCTCATTCCTATTCGTCCGTCAAAGACTACGAGGGCTGCGCCCGTCGTTATCACGAAGTTCGTATCCTCAAAAAATTCAAGTCACAAGACACTACAGCAACACTTTATGGAACAGCAGTTCACAAAGCCTTTGAAGACTTCATCAAGGATGGCACCCCACTCCCTGAGAGTTTTGCGCAATACAAGCCATTCGTGGAACCTCTCGCTGCCCACCCGGGCGACATCCGATGCGAGGAAAGAATGGCGATCCGAGCTGACTTTAGCCCGTGTGAATTCTTTGACAAAGACGTATGGTTCCGGGGAATTCCGGACTACCTTGCCATCAGCAAGTCAGGGAAGACAGCCCTCGTAGGCGACTACAAGACCGGCAAGTCCAGCCGGTATGCGGACACCGCGCAGCTCGAACTCATGGCCGCTATGGTCATGCTGCACCACCCCACCGTGGACAAAGTTAAAGGCGCCCTGTTGTTCGTGGTGGTTGGCGACATCATCAAGGCTGAGTACACTCGTGCTCAGCTCCCCGAGATTCTGTCCAAGTGGGCAGGCAGAGCCGGGGCCATCGAGAAGGCCGTAGACGTGGGGGTGTGGAATCCCCGCAGTTCAGCTCTCTGCAAGTTCTGCCCCGTCAACACATGCGAGTACCATCATGGCAACTAAGCGCAACTACAAACAAGAATACGAGCGGTATCAGGGCACCCCTGAGCAGCTCAAGGCACAGTCCGAACGTCACAAGGCGCGACGTGCGTACGAGAAGGCCAATGGCGATCTGCCATCAACCGTAGACGTGGACCACAAGAAGGCCATGTCCAAGGGCGGCTCGTCCAAACTCAGCAACCTGCGGGCCGCTCCGCAGTCTGAGAACACCAGCTTCTCCCGCACAAAAACAGGTGCGATGAAGTCCCAAATTTCCAAGCGCGAGCGCAAAAAGTAAGTTACGATTTGGCTGCCAGCGACAACTGGCGGCATGATTCTCCTAAGTGTTCGGCCGGGTAGGCAGCTACCCGGCCACTTTTTCCGTCCATCAACATTTTCTATTCACAATCCATGCAAGTCATTGAAGACAAAGCGCTGCTGTTCAACACGCGCAAAGCAGGGCAGATCACCGCGATCATTCCCAAGAGTAAAGTCGTTGCAAGCAACGGCGATGTAGACCAACTGCTGGTCAACTGGGGCTTCGATGAGGTGCAGCTCCTGCGCAATATGGGCATCAAGGATGTCCCAAGCCCCATACGAGGTCGATACAAATGGCCGGGCATGTTCTCCCCGTTCGACCACCAGCGCACCACTGCAGACTTCCTCACACTCAACCCTCGATGCTTCGTGTTCAACGAGGCTGGCACTGGCAAGACGAGTGCTGCCGCGTGGGCTGCCGACTACCTTATGCAGCAGGGCAAGGTCAAGCGCGTACTCGTGGTGTGCCCCGTGTCCATCATGGAGACTGCGTGGCGCTCTGACTTGTTCAAGACCGTGATGCACCGCACAGTGGCTATCGCGCAAGGCTCACGCACACAGCGCCAAGCCGTCATCAAGGGCAACTACGAGTTCGTCATCATCAACTTCGATGGCGTGAAGGTTGTGACGCAAGAGCTGATCGACGGCGGGTTTGATCTCATCATTGTGGACGAGGCCAACGCCATCAAGACCGTGCAGACCGAACGCTGGAAATGCTTGGCTGCGCTGGTCAAGCCCAGTACCCGACTGTGGATGATGACGGGCACACCGGCATCGCAGTCTCCGCTCGATGCATACGGCTTGGCCAAGCTGGTGAACCCCGATGCTGTGCCTAAGTTCTTCGGCTCGTTCCGCGACCGCGTGATGATTAAGCTCTCGCAGTACCGATGGGTGCCGCGTCAAGATGCGCAAGCAATCGTGCACCAAGTGTTGCAGCCAGCCATCAGGTTCACCAAGGCCGAGTGTCTGGACCTGCCAGACATGCTGTACTCCACACGCGAGGTGCCACTGACACCGCAGCAGACCAAGTACTATGACGCAATCAAAAAGCAAATGGCCGTCATCGCGGCAGGCTCTGAAGTCACGGCCGTCAATGCAGCATCCATGCTCAACAAGCTGCTCCAGATTTCACAGGGCGCGGTCTACACGGACGATAGGGATGTGGTTGAGTTTGATGTGGACAACCGCGTCAATGAACTTCTCGATGTGATAGCCGGAACCAATGAGAAGGTGCTGGTGTTCGTGCCGTACCGGCACACGCTGGAGATGCTCAACGACCGCGTCATCAAGGCAGGCTACACCACGGCAACCATCCACGGGGGCGTGGCTGCGGGCAAGCGAGCCGAGATCATCAAGGAGTTCCAGACCGAGGACGACCCGCGAGTTCTCATCATGGTGCCGCAGGCCACAGCCCACGGGATTACCCTGACTCGTGCCAACCAAGTGGTGTGGTGGGGTCCAGTAAGCTCCACGGAAATCTACATTCAAGCCAATGCCCGCGCCCACCGAGCAGGGCAGAAAAACTGCGTTACAGTCACGCACTTGCAGGGCAGCCCCGTCGAGCGGCGCATGTACTCTCTCCTGCAAAGCAAGGTCGATCTTCACCAAGCGTTGGTGGATTTGTATAAGCAGGAGATTGAGTCGTGAGCAACATAATTGACTTTGCCAAGCTGAAGGAAGCCCAGAAGCCACATGCCAGCGGACAGTGCTATTGCATGGCGTGCAGCCACGAGTGGATGGGTGTGTGGCCCGTGGGCACTACCGAAATGGAATGCCCGGAGTGCAAGAGCATGCGCGGTCGCAGCAAATACGACTACGCCCCGGCGAAAGGTGTTCAGGTCTGGTCCTGCATGCTCTGCGGAAACCAACTATTCAATCTGCTACCAGACAGAGTGCACTGCCCCGGATGCGGTTGCCAGTGGGATTACGAAGACCTAAAGCCTTGACACTAGTATTTGACACTGTATAATTTCAATTCGTTCAACGCAAATCAAAAGGAAATCACATGAACATAAAGAAGACGACTGAGGAAATCCTTGCGGACATTCCTAAAAACCTCGGGGTAGACGTTGAGTCACACACGGTTCTGGGCACAACCCCAGAGTTCGCGTGGTACGAAGTTGAAGTCCTGTTGAAGGACATGCAGCAGACCCGTATGTGGGAAGCTCGCATCAAGCGCTTAGTTGACGTGATGACTGCGCACCGTACCCAGCAAGACAAAATGATTGCCCAACTCATGGATGAGAACCGCGCCCTCAAGAAACAAATTACGGGGGGTGCGTAAGATGGATGCCAACACACTGATAAAGGTTTACGTCAAGATTCGTGACGCTAAAGCCGCCAAACAAAAAGAGATGGAAGCAGAGGTTGCTGCACTCGACGAGCAACTGAGCACCATCGAAGCCGAACTGCTGGAGCTGTGCAAGACCACAGGCCAAGACGGTGGCAAAACACAATTCGGATCGTTCCGCCGATCCGTCAAGACTCGGTACTGGACCTCCGATTGGGACAGCATGTACCGTTTCATCAAAGAACACGATGCGCCAGAACTTCTGGAGCGCCGCGTAAGTCAGACCACCTTCAAGGAATTCCTGAAGGACAACCCTGACAAAATGCCCGAGGGGATGAATGTGGAGTCTCGTTACGCCATCACCGTCACCCGAGCACGTTAAATCAACCAAGGAAATCAAATGAGCAACATGACACTTTTCAAATCCGGTTCCGTTATCCCCGACTACCTGCGTGAGGCATCTGACGCAACCACCAAAGACATCGCTGGCTCGTCCGGCGGCAAGAGCATCTCCATCAAGGGCGGCGTATGGCGCATGGTGGTTGGTGGTGAGGAAGTCGCAAAGAACGAAGAGCGCTCCATGAACATCGTGGTCATCTCTGCCGGTAAGGGTGTGTCCCGCACGTTCTATGCGGACAAATACGAAGAAGGCAAAGACATCAAGCCAGCATGCTGGTCGGCCGAAGGCGCTGTGCCCAACGAAGAAGTGCCGAACCCACAAGCCAAGACCTGCGCTACCTGCCCTCAGAACATCGAAGGCTCCGGTGATGGTAAGTCCCGCGCCTGCCGTTACAGCAAGCGTCTGGCTGTGGCTTTGGAGAACGATATTGCTGGCAACATCTACCGCCTGTCGGTGCCCGCCAAGTCCTACTTCGGCAAGGCTGACGGTGACAAGATGCCTCTGCAAGCCTACGGCAAGTTCCTGTCTGGCCACGGTATCCCAATCACTGGCGTTGTGACCGAAGCCCGCTTCGACACAGCAGAAGCCGTGCCTGTCCTGAAGTTCCGCGCTGTGCGCCCACTGGAGCGTTCCGAATGGGAAGCTGCCAAGGCCCAGAGCTTGACCGAAGACGCCATGCAAGCCGTTGAGTTCAAGATGGTGCCGAGCAAGACGGACAGCAAGCAAGCCGCGCTGCCCGCAGCGTTCAAGGATGCAGACATTCCTGCCAAGGAAGAAGCACCCAAGGCGCAAGCTGAAGAAGTGGCTGAGCCAGTCAAGCGCCCCGCCAAGGCCAAGGCTGATGCAGCTCCCGTAACCAACTCAAAGGTCGCTGACATTTTGAGCGACTGGGCGACTGACGACGATGCGTGATAGAACCCGAGGGTATGACTCCCTCTTCATCCGGAAGGTAGAAGAAGCCGACCAGAAGCCGGCTGTTCTGCAGCTGGCCGATGTGTGCATCGAAAAGAACATCCCCGTCACGGAAGTGGCGGCTTTGTTCGGGGTGACACGCGCGACTATCTACAACTGGATGACGGGGCTGACAACACCAAACCCTCGGTATCTGGCCATGATCCCAAAGATCACCACACGCTTGTCCAAGCGTAAGTGATCGCGCCCAGCGGGGCGGTAGGTCTTCCTGCCGCCCCCTTTTTTATTCCAGCTACCCGAGAGGTTATGTGACTGATTTTCTCAATTCCGTTCTGCCCACACAGGGCACGTACTGCACGGTAGGGATACGGTCCGGTGTTGTCAAACAATCGTTTCACCCGACGATTGATGACGTTGATGCTGTGAGCACTGCGCTCGTAGGTAAGGGTGTTGATGCGTACTTCGCACTGGCCACCTTCAATGACGATTCGAGCCGCAAGGTGGAGAACGCCGCGTTCCTGCGGGCTTTCTTTTTGGACTTGGACTGCGGAACGGGCAAGCCCTACGCTGACCAGCCTGCCGCTGCCCAAGCACTCTCCGTATTCATTTCAAGCACCGGGCTCCCCAGCCCTACAGTGGTCAATTCAGGCGGTGGTCTGCATGTGTACTGGCCGTTGACCCAAGACATCCCGGCAGCCGATTGGTTGCCACACGCGAAATCCCTTAAGCGGTTGTGCACTCAGCACAACCTGCACGCCGACCCTGCGGTGACTGCGGACTGCGTTCGTATCCTGCGGGTGCCCGGCACTCAGAACTACAAGACGGCGCCAGCGCGTCCGGTACAGATCGTTGCACAAGGTCAGCCGACTGATCTTAATGTGTTCATCCAATGCCTGCCCCCGGCACCCGTTGATTTGTCTGCAGCCAAACAGTTTGGCATGGACGCTTCGACCCGTGACATCGCCGGTGGTGAGTTCCCCAAGTGCATGTTCTCCCGCATCGTCACCCGCAGCATGGGCACTACCGGCTGTGCGCAGATCAAGCACGCGCTGGAGAACGCTGCTACCTTGGAAGAACCCCTGTGGCGTGCCGCCCTGTCCATCGCAGTTCGCTGTGAGGATGGTGCTGATTCGATCCACAAGTTGTCCAAGGCGCACCCCGGCTACACGGCATCGAACACCGAAGCCAAGGCAGCCGAGACCAAGGGCCCCTACACCTGCCAGTGGTACCGCGACAACAACGCCGAAGGCTGCAAGGGCTGCAAGCAGAACATCAGCAGTCCCATCCTGATCGGCAAGATCGTGGAGGAAGCCCCGGTTACGGATGACCACTACGTGATCGAGAAGGAAGAAGACGAGGACTCGCCCGTCGTGGCCCTGTCGATTCCGGCCTACCCGTATCCATACTTTCGCGGTGTAAACGGCGGGGTGTTCCGCAAGGACAGGGACAAGGACGGTGACGACGTCGAGGTTGAAGTCTACCCAGACGACCTATATCTGACAGAGCGCTTCTTCGACTCCGATGAGCACGACAGCGGTGACGGTGAGATGGTCGGCATCAACCTGCACATGCGCAAAGATGGTGTGCGCCGTTTCTTCGCCCCAGTCACCACGCTGTTCGCTACGGACAAGCTGCGTGACCTGTTGGTGCGCAATGGTGTCGTCGCCTACGGTAAAAAATTGGAAGTTCTCATGGCTTATTTCGCATCCGCAATTCGTAAGCTGCAGTCCCAGTACGCAGCCAACCGCACCCGCAATCAGATGGGGTGGACTCCTGACCTGCTGGGCTTCGTCGTTGGTGAGTTGGAATACACCGCCTCTGGCGTCAAGCTGGCACCTCCTGCCAGTGGCACACGTCAGTTGGCTGCCGCGTTCAAACCGACCGGCAGCTTGGAAGAGTGGAAGAAGATCGCCAACTTCTACAACCGCCCCGGCCTTGAGCCGCATGCACTGGCACTGTTCTTTGGCTTCGGCTCCCCTCTGCTGCGCCTGATCGAAGGCAACGTGGTCAAGGGCGCGATGGTGCACCTCAAGCACAACGGGTCTGGCTCCGGCAAGTCCACTGCTCAGATGGTGGCCAACTCGATCTTCGGGCACCCCGATGACCTGCTCATGAAGAAGGAGGACACCTATGCCTCCAAGATGCACATGCTGGGTATGGTCAACAGCCTGATCTATACCGTGGACGAGATCACGAACGAGAAGGCCGAAGTGTTGTCCGACATGGCCTACGGCTTCACCTCCGGGCGCGGCAAGCACCGTATGGAGTCCCAGTCCAACAAGATGCGGGCGAACCACACAGTCTGGTGCAACATCACGCTGACCTCGGGCAACGCCTCGGTGACGGACGTACTGCAGCAATACAAGAGCACGGCTGACGGCGAACTGCGCCGCGTGTTGGAGTTGTCTGTGCCCAAGTACACCGGTGCCACGAAGCAAGAGATCGACGCCGTGTTTGGCAAGCTCAACACCAATTTCGGTGTGGCTGGGCCCATCTACATCGAGTACGTGATGTCGCACATGGATAGCGTGCGCGCACTGCTGTCCAACATGCAGACCAAGATTGACGCTGAGTTGGGTTTGGATCAGTCCGACCGCTTCTACTCCGCCATCCTGACCTGCGCGTTTGTGGGGGCCTTGATAAGCCGCCGCCTGCAACTGCATGAGATCGAAATCTCGCACGTCTACCAATACGCGCTAGGTGCGGTGACTCAGGTTCGCGCATCGACCAAGGCCGACATCGGCGACCCAACTACCGTGGCTCAGGAAACACTGGCTGCGTTCATCAACGAGAACGTGAACAACGCGTTGGTGGCACCATTCACACCGCCCGGTGGCTTGCCTGAGCGACCTGCGGTCACGCCGAAGGGCACCCTGCGTATGCGCTACGACCCGGAAACCCGGGAGCTGGCCATATCTGTGGCGGAGTTCCGCAGGTTCTTTGCCATGCGGCAGGTGGACGTGAAGGACAGCATCGTGCGTCTGAACCAAGCTCGGTACATGAAGCATGATGGCAAGTCCCACCCGACACGTTTGGGTGCTGGCGCCGTTGGCGGGCTGAGCGGTATCGCCATCCGATGCTACGTGTTTGACGGAGACGCAATTGGCATCGACGAGACGGCGTTCGCTACCCCCGCCGTCTGAGGACGTGAGGCTGTTCACCCTTCACGGGGTGGACTACTTCATTCTGTGGGACTACCTGTCCATCGGGGCGTCCTTCTTCCTGCCAACCACGGCAACCAAGAAGCAAGCGTTCGAGGCACTGCAGCCGTACGCCCGGTATCTGGGAATACAGCTGCAGGTGCGCAACCGCTG